ACGTCTACACCGAATGGCGCGGCGGCACCTGCCGCGTGAAGTGGTGGACGGGCGAGTACCACGACGACGGCCGTAAGCGCTTCGAGTCCAAAGGCGGCTTCACCGACGAGGACGAAGCCTACGACTACGGCCTCGACAAGATGGCGGAGATACGCCGCGGAGAGCACGTCTCCAACCGCGACGGCCGGACCCTCATGACGGACTGGCTCGACGACTGGCTCGAGGCCATGGACCACGCCCATCTCACCGAACGCGGCTACCGGTCCGTCATCGAAAACCACATCCGCCCGTACTTCAAGAAGCGGAACACCGCCGTCGCCGACATCGACGTCCTCGCCTACCGCGCGTTCCGCAAGCACATCAACAGCGTCCTCAAGCCGGGCAGCGCCAAGAACGTGATGATGGTCCTCGGCATGGTCCTCGACGACGCCGTGCCCCGCCTCATCAAGACCTCCCCTGTCGAACGGACCAGGCGGCGCGGCAAGTTCACGAGGAAGCCGAAGGAGCGCAAGAAGGACGTCTCCGAAGAGGCTGTCGAGCAGCTCGCGGTGAACGCCCGTACCTTCTTCGGCAGCGAATCCGGCTACGTCTTCATGTGGACCATGGCGATGACCGGCATGAGGCCGGCCGAGCTCTACGGGCTGACGCGCGAGTACTGCTACCCGAACTGGCCTGCCACCGACCCGCGGCCGGACCCCGAGGAAGAGCCGCGCTACGACGAGGATCTCGAACGCTACGGCAAGGGCGAGGGTCTGATGCCCGCGATCCGCGTGGAGCGCCAGGTGCAGTACGCGGATTCGGAGCTGAGCTTCTTCCCTCCGAAATACGAGAGTTACCGGACCTTGGTGGTGCCGCCGTTTCTGGCGGGCATGCTTGAGCAGCTGCTGGCCTCGCACGACAGCCGCTGGGTTTTCCCGGCCATCCAGGGCGGGAGCCTGGGCGCGATCAACTTCGACTACGCGTACTGGCGGCCGATCGCGGACGGCGCCGACGCGAGACAGGGACCGCGCGTGAGGAAGCCGCGCCCGGCTATGCCCCCGGTCCCCACGTTTGCTGGGAAGCGGCTGTACCTCCTGCGCCATGCCCACAAGGCGTGGCTGGACGAGGACGGCCACAGCAAGTACGCGGTCGAGACCCGGATGGGGCACGAGGTGCAGGGCGTTGAGGGGACGTACAGCAGCTTGACCGTGGCGATGGAGCGTGCCTTCATGAAGACACTGCAGGAGCGCTGGGAGCGCCTGCAGGAGCGCCTTGGGCGGGCTGGGGCCTGACTCATTTCCCACTCGTTTCCCACCGGGTAGGGGGGAACCGGGGAGGTAGCAGGTCAGGGGCGAACTGAGCCCTAATCCCCCAACTTCCAGATGAAGTTGGTCTGCCATTTTCGCCCGCTGTCGTGACCTGCGCCTGCCGTCTCGGGTATGCCGCTGACCAGCAAGGAAGCCGTTCGAGGTCACTCACGTGTACTCATGTGTAAGCATGTGTGCGCATGATCATTTCCCATTCGTTTCCCAGTGGCAGACTGTCCTTGCGGGCGATGCACACATAGGCGCCGGGCCCGGCTCCCTTGGGACGCCCCTGGAGGCGATGCGAGAGCCGGGCCCGGCTTATATGCGGGTGCCCCGTGGACCGCAGGACGGCACACGGTTACCCCGTTCGAGAGCCGCTGGCCGAGGCCATGGGCCCCCAGGCCCACTTCAGGGCCGGTGGGGTATCCCGGCCGAGAAGTGCACCCAACGAGGCTGCAACTCGGAAGTCGCAGCCTCGAAGCTCGGAGAGGCGCTGGCATATGCCAAGGAGGCAGGAGGGTCATACCCGCGCAGGTGAAGCGGTCACACCCGTCCGACACCTTGGTCGAAAAATGCCTCAGATCTGCTGCTGACTTATGATCATGGTCGATAAAGCGTTGGCCGGGTGCCAGCCGATCAACCGCAGTGGATCCTCGACGCCCACCAGGGTGTCGGCGACCGCATTCGCGTGCGGCGGCTGCAGCAGGGCATGACCCAGGAATCCCTCGCTTACGCCAGCGGCCTGGACCGATCGACGATCCAGCGCATGGAGGCCGGCGCCGAGATGAAACTCAGCCATCTGCTGCACGTTGCGCACGCGCTGAGGATCCACGTCACTGACCTCCTTCACGGCTGACGGCGCCCCCGGCCGCTTCCTGACCGGGCGCATAGACCCAGAGTCAACACCACGTCACGCTGCGACGGAAGTGTGCCGGGGGCATATATCTGCACGGAAGCTGTACACCCTATGACGCTCCACACATGCCCTGGCCTGGGCTTAGGCGTTCCTGACCTTGGGCGCCTGGCCCCCGTGGCAGCCATGCCCGCACCGCAGCAGAGGCACCGCTGGCCCGCCGCCCGCTTTGAGGTCGACGTTGCCGTGGCAGTGGCCGCACTGCCCGAGGCTGCACGCGCCAGAGACGTCCTCGTCGGCCCGTGCCGCAGCCCGGGTCACAGGACGCCCCGCAGGCCGGCCGGGCTCTGGGCCGGGCACACGTAGACGCCCTCCGCCGCGCCGCTGGGCGCCAGTCGCTCTCCGATGCGGATGGGCTGGTGCTCGGTGCAGCCGCAGCAGCAGGTGTCGGGTGCGGTGGTCTGGCGTTCGGGGCCAGGGTCCGTAGGCTCGTCCACGTCGACGCTCCTCAGCAGCGTGGGCCATGCCCCCGGGCCGCGGGCCAGCGGTCGCGGGGGTCCTGCAATTGCAGGCTAGCTGCACTTGTATCGCCCTGTCTCGCTACGTGTCGATACGTAGCTCGCGGTGCTGACCTGTAGGGGCTTGCCTAGCGTCGAGATCATGGCCATGGATCCAGACGCTGAGATCGACCACGAGGGCCCGGTCACGCCGTACCGGCAGCTCGCCGAGATCCTGAAGGCGCGGATTGCGCGCGGGGACTGGGCGGAGGGCCGGCCGATCGCGTCCGAGACGCGGCTGGTGCAGGAGTACGGGCTGGCCCGGACGACGGTGCGACGCGCGATCGCGGTGCTCGTCGAGGAGGGCGTGGTGTGGACGGTGCAGGGCCGCGGCACCTACGTGGGGCAACCGCCCGCGGGGAACTCGTAGCCGCTGTCAGACCCGCGCCCTAGAATCGCGGCATGATCCCCTCTCCCCCGCCCGAGGCCGCGCGGCCTGCCGAGGTTGTGCAGGCGGAGATCCGTGCGCTGATGCGGGAGACGGGCGGCTGGCTGTGGGGGCCGACCCGGGCCCGGTATGAGCAGCTGCGGGACGAGTGGGTGCGCGCGATGCACGGGGAGATGGCTCCCGCGGCGTGATCACTTTGCGGGCACCCGCAAAGTGATACCTGCGGCGTGACAGCAGCCCGCCCCGGTGCATCACGCCGGGGCGGGACCAGCAGCAGCAACCCGACTTGTCTCGGGATGCTAGGTGTCTCCACTGTACGGGCGGCCACTGACAATGCGTCTTGGGCGAACCTCTTGCGCTACGCCGTCGCCGCGGAAGAGGAAATCGAGAGGCTGCTCGGGCTGCCGTCCCAGGGCGGCGGCTACTTCGACGAGGACACTCAGGGCTTCTCCGACACAGACCTGATCGGCGTGTGGGACCTAGACGGAGCCGTCAACGGCCAGGAGGCCAGCGAGTACGGTATTACCGCCGACACCACCGACGCCCGGCTCGATGAGATCGAGCAGACGATCCTCGACGACCTCCAGAAGTGCGGTGAGCACCCGGTTGTCGTTTGTCCCGGCCTGGACGACTACCTCAAGGAACTGCGGGACAACTTGGCGGACGAAGACCCGCTGACCCCGGCCGAACTGCGGATCGCCCGCGAGTACCTGGGGCTGACGGGCGACAAGATGGCGGAGAAGCTGGGCGTGAACCCGCGCACGCTGCGTTCCTGGGAGCAGGGCCGTGACCCGATTCCCGGCCGCATCCGTCCGGAGATCGCCGAGATGAAGGCCGCTACAGACGCCGCTGTCGCGAAGCTGGTTGCCAGCCTGGAGGATTCGGACGACGACACGCTGCTCACCTACCGCACCGATGACGAGTACAAGGCCGGGGTGAGCGGCACCAGCTGGTCGGAGGGCTGGCACGGTTGGTCGGCGTCTTGGCACCGGCAGGTCTGCGCCCGGGCCGCAGCCCAGACCGGGGCGCGCATCGACTACGCCGAGACCGAGGAAGACGAGTCCACCGACTGACCAGTTCCGCCTGAAGAAATGGTGAGGCCCCACCCGGTGTCGGGTGGGGCCTTCGACCCCCGCGGCGGCGGGGAGCAGTACTTCACGCCCCTGGAATCTGGGCCATCCCCACTACGGTGGGGACCCGCTGTCATGTCGTCATGAGCATCGGGGACATCCCCGCCAGTGCGGGGAGCAACCGCCGGTTTCCCGGCGGCCAGACCACTATGGCACGACCCACTGACTGTCCGCAGAGAAACGCGTAACAGGGGGGCGCCGGCCTCCCGTGGGGAGCCGGGAGGCGCGGCGGGCCCTGCCGTCCGCAGCAGACGGCAGGGCCCAGCGAGGGGGACCACCCGGGGGGCGGTGATCCCGTGCGCACCACCATGCACCACATCCAGCCACGGCGGAAGATATCGGCCACGGGAATCTGGCAGCCGAGTCCGGCGAACGGCTGCGGAGTTACCGCAGATAGCGGCACACTATCTGCGGTAGCAGCGGAGGCGGCCTGGAGGAACGGGCCCGCCGGAGGCTACCGACTCGGGAAACTATCTGCGATAGACGAGGGGACTCCTTGGGAACCGTCCACGCCCTGCCCGCCCGCACCACCGCCCCGGCGCTGCGCGACGCCGCCGCCACCTACCTTGCGACCATCGCCGACGCCGCCACCGCCCGCACCTACCGCGTCGTCCTCGACCGGCTCACCGCCCACTACGGGCCCGACGCCGGCGTCGACGCGGTCGCCGACCCGGACCGGCTCGCCGCCTGGTTCACCGATCAGTGGGGCAGCTCGGCGCCGCGCACCTGGAACACGCGCATGAACGCCCTGCACTCGGCGACCGGCTACTGGCGACAGCAGGGCTGGCTCGTCGACGACCCGACCGTGCGGCTGCGGATGCGCCCCACCCCCGCGGACCGCGACCGCGCGCTCAGCCGCGACCAGGTGCAGGCCTTGCTCGGCGACAAGGCACCCGCGCTGCGCGATCGCGTGCTCTGGCACCTGCTGTACGAGACCGCGGCCCGCGCCGAGGAAGCCCTGCGCCTGAACGTGCTCGACCTCGACATGCCGGCCCGGACCGCGCGCACCCGCCGCAAGGGCGGCGCCCGGGACGTCATCGCCTGGCAGACCGGAACCGCGCGGCTCCTCCCCCGCCTGCTGTCCGGGCGCCGCTCGGGCCCGGTGTTCCTCACCGAGCGGCGGGCCCGGCCGTCCGTGGCCGTCGCCGACGTCGACCCGACGACCGGCTGCGCGCGCCTGTCGTACCGGCGGGCCGCGGAGCTGTTCGAGGAACACACCGAGCGCGTCCTGGGCGAGAAGGCCACGCTCCACCAGCTGCGGCACTCCGCGCTGACCCACGCGGCGGAGGACGGGGCCAGCACGCCGATGCTGATGGCGCTGTCCGGGCACACGTCGGTGCGTTCGCTGGCGAAGTACGCGCGGCCGTCCGCGGAGGCGCTCGCGCGCTGGCAGGCTGAGCGCGACCCGGCCCGGCGATAGGGCATGTTATCGAGAGCTGAGAGGCCCAACTCCGCGAGTTGCCCGAGCCGTTCAACGCTCCGTAAAGGCAGCCTTGACACACCCCCTTGACGGTAATTCTTGACTTGCTACCTTGAATGCATGACGACGACCGAGAGTCAGATCCGCACGGCCGCCCTCAATGAGGCGATCGAGGCGGCACGCGGCGAGTACCTGCACGACGAGACCGGCACCCCGGAGGACGAGGCGTACAACCAAGCCGTGTCCGACGTCGTTGCCGCGATCGGCGCGCTGCTGGAGGGCGGGAAGTGAGCAAGCCCCGCCTCCTGCCCACCGGCAACTGCTGGTGCGGCTGCGGAAAGGAAGTCGGCCTCGGAAAGTTCTTCGCCCAAGGCCACGACAAGACCGCAGAGTCCGCGCTGATTGCACTGAACTACGAAGGCAGTGTTCCGCACTTCCTCCACGCCCATGGGTACGGCCCTCAGCACTCCGTTACCGGAGACGCCGTCGACAAGGCGGGCTGGCAGGAGTGCGTCTGCGGGTATCGGGGCGCCCCAGACAGTATTCGACGGCACCAAAAAAAGAGCGGCCACAGCGGCCTGGCGGAGTGAGCCGCCTAACATGACGAAGCGCCCCCGCTCCCCTGCCGAGGCAGAGGTGCGGGGGCGTTGTCACGCGGGTTCATCGTCGGGCGGCCAGTCCGGCTCCAGGAAGGGGTTGGTGGCCGGCGCTGGCACGGGCGGCGGTTCCACCCGGCCGAGCTGGATGAGGGACCGCATGTCGGCCGCGGTGTCATCGCGGCGCGGCTGCAGCGGAATGGGTTCGGGCATCTCGCCTCCTACGGATATTCGCGCCGGCTGGGGTCAAGTCCGGCAGCGAGCGGGTCGGGTAGGTCGGGCCCGGGGTCCCCGGTCTGGCGGCATGTGTAGCGGGTGGAGCCGTCGCTATCGGGGGTGCACTCGTAGGTAGCGCCTCGGTACTCGAATGTCCAGCTCGACGGCGGCGACCCGGCCGGTCCTGGCTCGCCGCGCTCACCCTGCGGGCCCTGCGGTCCGGCGGGTCCTGGCTCTCCCGGGGATCCGGGATCTCCGGGCGGTCCGGGCGGTCCGGGTTCGCCGTCGGCGCCGTCCGCTCCTGGAGCTCCGTCGGATCCGGGCGCGCCGGACGCCCCCGGCGATCCAGGGGCGCCATCCTCCCCTGCTGATCCAGATGGACCGGGCGGTCCGGACCGCCCAGGTGAGCCGGACGGCCCCGGTGATCCCGGCTCGCCCGACACCCCGGGATCACCCGGCTCCCCCGGGTCGCCCTTCGGTCCACGCACGGACTCGCCTGGCTCGCCGCGGGATCCGGGCGGGCCTGCGATCGGTGTGCCACCAAGCCGCTCGACCTGCGTGGCCAGCGCGTCCCGGGCCTCGTTGGCAGTGCGCAAGTCGCCCGACAGCAGCACCACTTGGATGGCGAGCCAGCCGAGGAAGGCGACGACGAGGACAGCGGTGAGGGCGATAAGCCATTCGGCGCGCGGCAGCCGAAGGGCGCGGCGCTTCTTGCGGAGGCCGATCACTTCTCCACCACCGCCCAGATCGCGATCGCCGCCGACAGCAGTCCTATCAGCACCGGCACGATGAGCTGGTACAGGCGGGCCTGCCGCTCCCGCTCACGCCGGTCGCGTTCGTCGCGCTGATACTGCTCGAACGCGTTCTCCAACGCCTCGTTGGCGTCCTTGGCCTTCTGGAGCTCCTGGCTCAGCTGGTTGATGCGCTGGTCGGTGTAGGCGGACTGGAGGGCATACACCTCGGTGGAGACGACTTTGTCGAGGCGGGCGTTGATGCCCTGCCCCATCGCCTGGACCTCGTGACGGAGGGCCGCGACCGCGCGACCGAGCTCGCCGACGCTCAGGTCGTCGGTCACGTGCTACTCCGATTCAGATGCCCCGCGGACCGGCAGGCGAGTTGGCCGGGGACACCTGGCCGCGGGTGAGGAGGCCGAGCGCGGCGAGGACGACCGCGTTGAGGGCGCCGATCTTCTCCGGGTCGAGCTCCAGGCCGTATGCGGCGAGGAGCGCGGCCACGGCGGCGACCAGGCCGGTGAACGCGCTGGGCGCGATGGGCCGGGTCACGGCCGCGGTGGCCGCGGCGAACACCGCGGAGATGACGGCGACGATCGCGCCAGCCTGCTCGGCGGACAGGCCGAACCCGAACGTGACGAGCAGGGACAGGCCGGCCGAGATGGTGGCGATGAGAAGAGCAGGCTCTCTGCCGAAGATGCGCATCAGGACTCCTTCTGTGTGGCGGCCCGCAGCTGGGCGACCTCGGCACGGAGGGCTTCGAGCTGGCGGAGGATGGCGGTGGTGTCCTCGGCGGCGGCGCGGGCGTACCCGTAGGTCGAGCCGAGCGCCGTGTTCACCGTGATCGTCTTGTCGGCGAGGCCCTTGTCGTCGGGCCAGCGGGCGGGCAGCCAGCTGCCCAGCTTGACGTGGTCGCCGAGGTCCATGCCGGTCTCCTGCGCGGTCGAGGGGGTGTTGGGGCTCGGCGCGGGTACGGGGCTGCCCTTTGCGCGGGCGACGATGCCCGGGACCACGACCTCCCGGAACTGGCGGATGCGGGCCGCGCCCGGGCACGCGGTCCCGCCCGTAGACCACTGGGGGAAGAGGCTGTGGTAGCCGAACCCGGGGTCGTCGTGGCTGCGGCAGATCCGCAGGGGGATGCTGTGCCGCTGGTGCATCCACACACCGAGGCGGATCAGCTGCTCAATCTGCTCGGGCGTCCACGGGTCCGAGGCCTTCGTGTTGGACGCGGTCTCGATCGACACGGCGCCCGTGCCGTCCGGCCGACGGTTGGCGCCGGCGTTGGCGTCAGCGCGGGTCTCGGTGCCGATGTACTGGCCGAGCGATCCGTCGTAGTCCAGACCGAAGTGCGACTCCAGGTTGGTGCTGTCGCGCCAGTAGGCGTAGATCCGCTTTTCGTCCCACGGTGCGACGACCGAGTGGACGATGAACTGCGTGGGTCGGATCGCGGGCTGCGCGTCCGACTCGGGCTGCAACTCCATGCGGGTGGCGCCGGGGTACCAGGCCATAGCGGCTCCAGAAACGGGAGAAGCCCCGGGCCGGGCGGCGCGGAGCGGAGGGCAGGGCGGGGTTATGCGGGTTCGACGATGAGCTCGCGCAGGGCGATGGTGGCGGTCGTGCCGGTCTGGCTGGTGCGGTGCAGCAGCCTCGTGGTGTAGGTGGCGCCGGGTGTGAGCCCGACAAGGAGATGGGAGGCTGTGCCGCGCGCGAAGGTGCTGCCGTAGTGGCTGAAGCCGTTGATGTCGGCGGCGGCTTCCACTATCGTCCCGGAGCCGATACTGCTGCCGGTGCGGGTCTCGGGCGCGACGAGGGATCCGGCCGTTGTGCTCGAGTTCTCCACGCGCGCCCCGGAGGTGATCTTCACCGTGCCGGAGAGGGGGGCGGTGAAGACGACGCCGCAGGTCGCGTAGCTGCCGCCGGTCGAGCCGGTGCCGTAGGTGGTGATGCTGGTGTCGAAGGACGGGCTCTGCTGGTCGGACACGGATGCGCCGAGGAGTGGGAGCCAGGCCGACCCGGTGTAGATGGTGATCAGATTGGAGTCCTGTAGCCAGGCGGCCATGCCCTCAACGGGGCTGGAGATCGCGGCGTTGCGGGCGGAAGCGGACGCGAACCGCATGATCGAGCGCTGGGCGAGGGCGTTGGCGATGTTCTTTGCGAGGGCCTCGGCGTTGGGGGCGTCGGTGAGGGACGCGACGCTGAGCCCCTGTCCGTAGTCGTCCGTTGTGGCCATGCTGCACGACTCCCTTATGCGAGGCGGTACTTGCTGAGGGCGTCGAACTGGGCGTATTTGGTGCCGGTCGACGGCGGGGTTGGGTTGAAGTCGGTAAGCGTGACGGCACCGGTGCTGGTCACGGTCATGACACCGAAGTAGCCCGGGGCGACGCTCACGGTGACCCGGCTATTCTTCAGGGGTGTCGCCTCGGCGGGCAGAGTTGCGACCGTCATACCGGCCGTGAGCACACCCGAGATCGTGCCGATGCCGCACAGACCCGCCGTGCCGTCCCCGTACAGCCGGTAGGCGGGCGTGTTGTAGGAGGCGATCGCCGTCCATCCAGATGCCAACGTGAAAGGTTTCCACGCCCCGTCCCCGGTGGCGAGACGGCCGGCCGCAAGCCAGCTCCCGGAGCTGGAAACGGTGACAATGATGACGTCGCCGACGGTGGGCGCCTGGTAAGTCTGCAGGCGGCGGGCGACGATCCCGTCGGTGGTGGTGACCGTGCCGTCCGTGCCGACGGTCTGGACGACGGCCTGCCGCCAATCACTCCCACGTACCGTGGGGGACCGCTCTCCCGTGCGCCGGGCCTGCTGCCGCAGGGCGTAGGCCAGGTCCCGGTGTGTGCTCACGTGCCCTCCCTCGCCGAGATGGTGCTGATCGGGAAGGCTCCGCCGATGTCGAGCGGCACGGTGAAGCTGGCGGTTTGGTGGAGTTCGGGGTAGCCGTCCGGGTGCACGATCCGGAGCACGTCGCCCGCCTCCAGAGCGGGGTTGGGCAGCGAGCTGAAGTCGCCGACAGCGTTAGGGGCCTTCAGTTCCGCGAGCTTCAGCCGGGCCGCTGACTGGCATGCCGCGGTGCTGATCAGCGTGGAGGAGCTATAGAAGGCCGGGCGGCGACCGAAAGGACCGCCCCAGTACGTGGGCGAGCCCGGGTCGTCGTCGGTGACCAGGGCGGAGACGGGTGCGACGCCGTCACTGGCGTTCTCGCCGCGGGCCAGGACCCCGTTGTGGACGCGGTCGCTGGACATGCCGCGAGTCGCCGAGATGTAGGCGCCGCCCTCCTTGGCCGCGATCTCCCAGACTGGGGTGGCGGTGAGCAGGTCAGGCAGGGTCGCGATGACGAACTCGCCATCCGGGGTCGCGTACACCTCGGCGCCCGCGGCGGCGGCGATCTCCTGGCACGCCGCCCACGAATCGCCCTCGATGTCGAAGGTGCGGCGGCCGATCGTGACGGTGCCGGTCGTGTTCAGGACGGAGGCGCTGGGCAGGGAGCGCTGGATGAGGGCGGTGATGGCGCTGGCCACGGTGCCGCTCGCGGTGTAGGGGGCGGTGAAGCGGTCGTCTGCGACGACCGCCGACAGGTCTTTGCCCTGCAGGGTGACGGGGCCCTCGGAGACGTCGCCGTCGACCGAGTCGAGCCGGAACACGCCGAGTGGTACCAGCTCCTGGCTGCCGTCGCCGTAGTCGACGCCGCGGGAGATGCGGAGCCGGGCGCCATAGGTGGCCAGCTGGTCGGACGGGGTGCGCGGGATCAGCGCCGGGTCGGGGCAGGTGACGGTGCAGGTGCGGCGGATCACCTGTCCGCGGTCCACGGTCACCGACCCGCCCGTGTGCGGCAGGTCGATGACGCGTCCGTCTGTGAGGTACAGCTCCACCCGGGTGACTGGGGTGTGGTCTTCGGTGAGGCGGGTGAGGAACCGGTCGGAGACGGGATACACGGCTGGCTCACCTCCGCCGGTCGAGGAGCACGTCCTCCCAGGTCTCGTAGGTGTCGAGGACGTCCTGCCAGGTCGCAAACTCGGTGAGCACGTCCTGCCAGGTGCGGCCTGCGGCTCCGTTGACGCCGACCGCGGTCGGCATGTCCGCCTCCACCACGGGCAGCGTCCACGCCCGCCACGGTTCCTGCGCGAGCGCTCCGACCCGGGCTTCGGTGATGCCGGCGACGTTGACGTACATGTCGCTGACGCCCATGCCGGGTGCGGCCTGCCACAGCAGCGTGCTCCCGGAGTCGAGCAGTCGGTGCAGGGCGGCGAGTTCCTCGGCGGAGCGCGTCCAGACCGTCAGGTCACCTTCCAAGCCCTGCCGCTGCCCTGACAGGACGACCTTGTTGCGCCGCCCGCGGACGACGAACGTGGCCTGTTCGATGGGCCGCTGCCAGTCCGGCGCCCGCTGCACCAGCACTCGCATGTTGCGCTGCGGGTTGCCGGGATCCTTCAACCACGCCTCGTTGACGTCCGGCAGGTCGAGTGTGACCGTCTCGGAGGAGCGGGTGGCAGCGGCAGCGGTCTTGCTGGCCCGGAGTTCGATGCGGTAGTAGACCGGCGTCCGCATCGGCGCCTCGTGATCCTCCACGATCAGCAGGTCTGAGGTGATCGGCACTTGGTCGAGGAGCCCGGACGGCCCGCGGACCAGGGTGCGGGACCCGTCCTGCGTCACCCGGTACACGGTGAGTAGGTACTCCAGGGGCAGCTCGCGCAGAGTCAGCGTCGTGTAGCCGTCGTCCGAGTGGGTTTTGACATCGGTGAGCGGCAGCACCTGCCACAGAGCGACCGAGTCGATGTGGATGACACTGCTGGCGGCCGTCGCGCTGACCAGCACCTCGACGGCAGCCTGAGTGGCCGCAGCCGGGGCCTCGCCGTCGCTGGGCATGCCGTACCAGGCCGTGCCGGGCAGCGAGTAGGCGGTGCCGGTCGACGCGCCGAGATCAGTGTTGGCAGCGTTGTACCAGCGGACCCGGACGAGCACGCCCGACCAGCTGCCGGCCGCCGGACGGGCGGTCAACCTGGCCCTCCAGTTCACACCGCCCGTCACCGGCACCCGCGCCGACCGCAGCGTCGACACGGACGCGGTCGACGACGTGACGGCCAGGGAGTAGGAGCCGTCATAGGCGGCGTTTCCCCACGGCGTGGACCGGGCGATCGTGGCCACCCCGGCCGCGACCGTCCATCCCGCGATGCCCTGCTCGAACGAGCTGTCCGCATACGGCAGGACGCTGCCGGCTTGTACTACGGGGGCGGCCCGGATTACGACGGTCTCCAGGCGCAGCACTTGCCCGGCCGAGGCGCCGTCCAGGCCGGCCGCCAGCGAGCACGTCGCAGCGGTGGGCGGCGCGATCGCGGAGACCCGCTGCCGGTACATGCCCGTTCCCGGCGGGGCCAGCGTGCTGCGCTCGGCGCCGACCTGGTTGCCGTTGACGTCATGGAACCGCAGCTCAATCCACGCCGAGGCGGTGAGGACGGGCGGCTGGAGGTAGGCGTAGGCAAGGTACTCGGTGCCCGGCGTGACCGTCGGCCGGTCGACGGTCTGCACGGCCGCGTTGCCGACGGCGACCGCGGTCATCGCCAGCGTGTGCCCGCCCGCGAGCCAGCTCGTCGCCGACCACGACATCACCGGCACCTGGCGGGTGATGGTCGCGTTGACCAGCGGCATCCACCCGGAGGCGTCGACCTCGGTGGACTCCACGTTGAACGGCAGCAAATTGCCCTGCGTCCGCAGCGGCAGGCCGAGGTAGGCGTTCTCCCAGTAATGGTTGACGCCCGCACCGGGCTCTGTCGACGAAAGGATCACCTGCGCCCGCGTGGCGCCGGCCGGCGCGACCCCGGCGACACTGACCCGGTGCCACGACGAGGACGCGGCCATCGTGGACAGCGACCAGGTGATGCTGAGCTCGGTGGCCACGTTGGACATCCAGCGGATGCCGATCCGCTCCGCCGTCGACGATGCCCCGGCCGTGTCCGCGAACACGAAGTACGTCGTGCCCGCGGTGACCGGATAGGAGGCCATGGTGACGGCCTGCATCTCGCCCGCCGCCGCCGACTTGACGACGAGGCAGCCGTCACCCACCCGCCCGCCCGTCCCCTTCGACAGGGTGCAGTTGAGCTTCTGGACCCAGCCGGCGATGGTCGGATCCATCGTCTCGGTCGTCGAGGAGAGGAAGTTCCCGGGGAACGCCAAGATGACCTCCTCAGCTCGCGTTCAGTGCCTGGATGAGCTCGCCTTGTGCGGTCCGCACCTCTGCCCGTGCGATGTCAGTGATCTGCTCGTTGCCGACGTACACGGCGATGGCGAGGTCGCCCAGCTGCTGCTGCGCCGACCGCGTGGCCAGTGAGGTGAGGGCGTTGGCTTGGGCCGTCGTGTAAACGGGCTCGGGCCGACCGGTGCCGTTGTAGGCAAGGTTCATCCCCGGCTGGAGGTAGCCGCCGCTGTCGTAGCTGCTGGGCTTGAAGCCGTACCAGCTGTCGAAGAGGCGGTCGTTGTAGCCTCGCGCCCGCCGGCCGACGACGACGCCGTCTCCGCCGCGGCTTTCGACGTTGACGCCGCCGAGGGTGCCTGCGGTGTGGCCGACGCCCGCGTTCGTGATGCCGATCATAAACGGGGACTTCTGGCCCAGCCTCCACCCGGGCGGGGCTGTCCGGCCGGAAAACGCCATAGTCGCCCAGCGTCGGTGGGGCTTCTGGCCTCGAATCACCGACTCGATCGCCGACATGAATCCGGAGCAGTCCCAGCTGGGGTCGCCGTTGCCTGCCCACTGGTAGGGCTTGCCGTGCTGAGTCTTTGCCCAGGCCAGCGCCTTCTGGATGCGCGGCCCTCCGACGCCTCCGGCGCCCCGCTTGTCTGCCTCCTTGGAGTAGCCGAACAAGGCGTCGATGATCCGTGTGGGGATGCGGCGCAGCATTCGGCCGATACCGGTGTCCATACCGGGGAACCGCTTGAGCAGCGGGTCGACGACCTTCTCGACGCCCGCGCGCGCGGACCCTTCGAGGGTGTCGCCCAGCCACGATGCCCCCTCCTTGATCTTGTTCCAGGCGGCCGAGCCAGCGCCGGCGACGGCCGAGCCAGCGGACTTGATCCATCCGAAGATGCCGCCGTCCGCGAACCGCTGCACCGGGTAGGTACCGCCCGCCGCGTAGCGCAGCGAGCGGTCGGTGGGCGTGGGCGGGTTGCCTCCGAACACCGGCGCGAGGGCGGCCTTGATGCCCTGCGCACCCCGGGAACGGGCGATGGCGTTCATGGTGTTGACGAAGCCTGAACCCATCGCGCGGGTGAATTCTGGCCGCATGATGGCTTCGCCGCCGCTGAGCTCCAGGGCTCCGCCGGTTGGGGAGATGAAGCGGTGCACGTCCCGTCCGGGGGTGTAGCCGGGCATGATGCCGCCGGACCGGAAGGTGAAGCGGTTCAGTTTGGGGGCACCGAACGCGCCCGCGATCTTGTTCCAGACGCCGCGGATGCCATTGTTGTAGACGACATCGACGATGAACTGTACGGGCGCCTTGGCGATGCCCTCCAGCTTGTCCCACGCAATCTTGATCGCCTTGCGGGCGGCGTCGAAGCTTGCGGCGACCGCCTTCACGGCGTCCTTGAGGGTGGTGAAAACGGGTTTGATGCCCTTCTCCCACACGGTGGAGATCGTCGACTTGATGCCGTCCCACACCGGCCTGATCACGTGGTCGTAGATCCACCGGAAGACTGCGGCGAACGGGCCTTTGATGTAGTCGGCGATGTCCGGCAGGATGCTGTGCCCGATCAGCACGTCGTAAAGCCACTCGAACTTACGGACGATCCAGCCGATGACCGGCTTGATGATCTCGGTCCACAGCCAGCTGAACCATCCGCCGAGGGTCTGTAGGCCGCCCCACAGGTACTGAAAGCGCGGCTTGAGCCACTTGTCCCAGGCGGCGGCTACGGTGTCCTGGATGGCAGTCCACACCGCCTGGACGCCGTCCCGGAACCACTCGAACTTGGTGTAGAGGAACGCGACGATGGCGACCAGCCCGAGGATAGCCAGCCCGATCCAGCCCCAAGGCCCGGCCATGGAGACCAGATTGAACGCCGCCATAGCAACGCTGGCCAGCAGCATCGCTCCTCGCCACGCGAGCATGGCCAGTCGCCAGGCCGTCACGGCGAGGACGATGCCGTAGATGCCTTGGATCACCCAGGGCGCGTTGTCTCCAACCCACTGGAGGCCCTGTGAGAGCACGCTGATCGTTCCGAGGACGATGCTAGTGATGGGCTGCATGGCCACAGCGATTGAGACCAGTGCGCCGCCGATGTCCTTCAGGACCTGCCAGAGCTGCGGCGCCATCTCTGCCGAGTAGGCGAGGAACCGCTCAAACCCCGGCGACCCCTTCAGGCTGGCACCCCAGTCGGCGAACCGCCCCGTAACGTCCTGCATCTTCTGAGAGATCGAATCCATGTGCGGCAGGAATGCGCCGACGATCCCCGCCATACCCTTGAAGACGTTGCCGAACGCCGTCCCCAAGCCGATAATGGCGGGCTTCACCGACTTCTGCAGGTCCTCCTTGAAGCCCTTCCAGAACGGCGTCTTCAGCTCTGCCGACGCCTTGTCCATGAGCGTCTGGATGGCCGACGCCGCCGCCAGCACGAAGGGGGTCAAGCCCGGAAGAGCATTCTTGATCGCGTTCAGCGCCCTCGTGAAGATCGGCATCACCGCGGGCTGCAGCGACCGCGACCACTGGGAGAACGCCGTGCGCAGGCCGAGAAACGCATTGAACGTCTCCCGGGCAGCAGGCGTCAGCTTCGCAAGCTCCTGCCGGTACTTAGCCTGCGCGATGGCAGCCTGATCGACGCCCCCGGCCGCCTGAAGCGACGCGGAGGCGATCCCACGCTGCGCGGACGCGATCGAGTCGGCCGCGGACTGCTGTGCCTCAGCCAGCTGCTCCTGCGCCCGGGCCACCGAGCGTGCGCCGTCCTCCTGGGTGCGTGCCACGTTGCGCTGGGCCTCGGCGACCGCCTGCTGCGCTTCGACCTGCTGCCGGGCAGCGTCCTGCCGCGCCCGGGCCAGCTCCGCCTGCTGTCGGGTGACCGCCTCGTCGGCCTCACGCAGACGCTCCTGCGCGGCACGGACCGTCTCCGAGCCTTCGATGCCCGCCTTGTCCGCAGCCTTCTTCTCCGAGGTCAGGTCTTTGGTTTCGGCCCGAGCCTCCTTAAGGCGCTGTATGGCCTGGTCGTAGGCGAGCTGGGCGCGCTGCTGCTCGATGAGCGTGGCTTTCGAGCCCTCCGCCTGCACTGCGCGGAGCCGGTCCTGCGCCTCCTGCACAGACAGCACGGCGTCCCGCTCGGACAGTTGGGCGTTCGTGAGGCGGGTCTCGAGGTCGGCGAGTTCCTGGGCGGCGTCCCGGCGCGCCTGGGTCAGGTCTTCCTGGGCCTGGCGGGCGGTGCGCTGCGCGTCGGCAAGGGACTCCTCGGCGCGGCGGACCTGTTCGGCGGCCTGCCGCTGCCGGTCCGCGGCCTGCTGCACCGCGTCCGCAAGCTGCTGCTTGGCTCGCCGGTTCGCGTCGGACGCCGACCGGACGGCGTCGGCTACTCCCTGCTCGGCCTGCGCGATCTGCCGGGCAGCCTTGCGGTGTGCCGTAGCCAGGGCCTGCTGGGCGCCGGCCATCTGCAGCGACCGCGACGCCGCTTGCGATGCCGCCTGCCCACCCCTCAGCGTGGCGTTGGTGGCTGCGTCCTGGGCGGCTTTCTGGGCCTGCATGACCTTGCTCATCTGCACGAACGCGGGGACCGCGACCAGGGCGATCGAGCCGATGCCGACGGCTGCCGCGGTGGCGGCAGCGGCGATCGCTCCGAGGCCGGCGGCTACCACCGGCAGAGCCGGGATGATGGCCGGCCCGAATGCGATGGCGGCGGTGGTCAGTAGGTGGAGGTTCGCTGTCGCCGACCGAGTGTCCACATCGACGTTCGCGGTCTGCCCGTCCAGCCGGTTGACCTGCGCCTGTATGGCGGCGAGCGTTGTGGCGGCGCCCGCGGCATCCACCCGGATCGCCACGTCTGCGTCCGACGCCGACAGGCGCTGCAGCCGCTCCTGCAGATGATTGACCGCGGCCACAGCCTGTGCGGAGCTGATGTCGATGCCGATTCGGGCGTCCTGCAGCGCCATGATCTGGCGACGGATGTTGTAGATCTCCCGCTCGGCGTCCGAGCTGTTCGCGTGCAGCCGCACCTCGGGCAGGTTACGCAGCGCGGCTTCCAGGGTGGTGCGCAGCGAGCGGGCAAAGGTGCTGCCCGTCGCCTGCCCCTGCCGGGCGGCCGGCGCCTGCGCAGTCCGGCCGCCAGCGGTGACGCCGTTACGGATTGCGGCGGCCACCTGGGTGGAGATGTGCCGGCCGAGGATGCGGCCCAGCTCGTCGCCGATCTGGTTGCCTGCCGGGACGAGGGCGGCCTGCAGGCGTGACCGGATGCCGCGCGTGTTGGGAACAACGTCGACTTCGACGGAACCAACGCTGATGGCGGCCACGGAGCCTCCCTCCGCGGCGCTACTCGGCGCCCCCTTGGATGAGATGGAACAGGCGGTTGGCGCTGCCCTCGGTCAACGCGGCCTTCGCCTTGCGCGGCTTGGCACCGGGCCGCGGGATGGGCTCAGGCGGATCGGGGCGCTTCGACTTCTTGTCGGTGTTCACGCACCACAGCACCCACTCAACGCGGGCCAGCCGGTCGGCGACCAGCGCCAGCAGCTGCTCCTGCTGGGACCACTGCCCCTTCTCCGGATCGCCCTTGTCCGCCTGCGCGGCGAGCTCCGCCGGCGGCATGGCGTTGCGCAGCGCCGTCCACGTGGCGGACTCGGGCGGCAGTCGCTGGATAAGGACCCGTAGCCGTCGCGCGGACAGCTCGCCGCGGTAGTACGCGGCGAGCTGGTCCTCGCTGCGCGGGTAGTAGAAGGCGAGGTCGCCCTCTACCGCCTCCTCGTGCGCTGCGACGACCTGCCGGGTCCACGCGATTTCCCCAGGCTCTCACCGGCCTGCTGGGCCGCGTCCTCAATGAAGTCGTAGAACTCGGTGTTGACGGGGTCGATCTCCCAGAAGGCTTCGAGGTCGTCCGGGTGCACGACGTGCTCGACGAAGGCAGCGATCTGCCCCTGGTTGAGGAGGGCCTGCCAGGAGGCCCGCCACGAACCGGGCGGGATGATCTGCAGTTCCTCACCGCAGAGCTCGGCGGTGACGTAGATGCCTTCCGCCTCCGTCTCCGCCGCGGTCGGCTGCTGCACGTTGACGTCCTGCTCCTCCTGCTCCGGTGCGGGACGCGAGGGCCGGGAAGCGGCTCGGGCGGCGGTGCGGGGCTTCCTGCTGGTGGTGTTGCGCGTGCTGGCCACGGCGCGGGCCTCCTTCGTTCAGGGCGCGGGCAAGGTGAAGGTGGACGGGCCGGGCCCGCGCCAGGGTGGCGGCCCGTCCACCGGCTCAGGACCCGGTGTACGCCTCGGTCTCCGGCACACGGTCGAAGTGGTAGACGGTGTTGCCGGCCGAGTCCGGGTAGGCGGTGATCGTCCACTCGAAGCCGGCGACCTCGTCCTGCTTGTGGGTGACGTCGGACCGCTCGGTGATCTCTCCCTCGGGGACGTAGAAGCCGCGCTGGAAGCTGTCGCCGTCGAGGACGATGAACCAGAACGCACGCCGGTCGGGGCTCGGGCTCGCGGTCTCCGCGAACGTCGTCAGCCCGGACGTCGGAGCGAGGTCGGCGACGTCGACGCGGTACTGCAGGGACTGCACGGTGGTGCGGCCCGTCTCCCACGCCGTCAGGCCGAACGTGCGCAGCGACGACGTGATCGCGGTGCGGATCGGCGCAGTCAGGCCCCAGGGGGTGAAGGACTGGGAGTCCTCCTCGAAGCCCTGGACGAGGCCGTCGTCGCTGATGGCGCCGAGCGGCAGCCACGGTGACGGCGGCTGGGTGGCCGGGTCGCCGGGCGAGGTCGTGCCGAGAGGGGCAACCCAGCCGGCGCCGTTTGCACCGACTTCCAGGAGGTCCGCCGCGCGGGTGATCGAAACCATGGAGGGTCTCCAGACATGCGAAGACCCCGCGGCTGGCGGGGTCAGGGTTACAGGGTCCGGCGCGGGCCCAGCCGGTCAGGAGACCGGGTGACAGAAGATTTCGTAGGTCGCCCCGACACGGCGAAGGGCGGTGTTCTCGTAGGGGCGAACCGCGGGTCGGGAGATCGTGCCCGTCCGGCCGAACACCGCGGTGTGAGTGCTGCTGCCCCGCAGTTCGGTGAGCACCCAGCCGCGAATCTGCGCGGCTAGGGCGATCGCGTCGGCGCGGGTGGAGTGGTAGACGTCGATGTCGACGAACGACCGGTCCAGACGGATCCCGTCGTCGTCACCGCCGGACACCTGCACCTGCACGGTCGGCAGCTCCGCCGCGAGGTCGTTGTCGAGTTCGTCGCGCACCACCACGCCGTCGCCGAGGAACGCGCGCAAGGCGACCATCACCTCCAGCTCGACGTCGACCGAGCCGACGGCGGCCATCAGTCGCCGCCCGACGCTGCGGCCCGCAGCAGCACGTGGTGGGCAGGGACGCGCTCGGTGCCGTACTCCACCCAGCGGGCGTAATAAGTGCCGTTCCGCACGTAGGCGACGGCACGGTCCCGGCGGTGGCCACCGCGTCTCGTGCTCGACACCTCCCAGGCGCCCTTGTACTGGCCCGGGTGCGGGTCGCGGGCAGAGCCCACCGGTGAGATCGCGACAGCCATCGCCTTGATGCCTTCTGCGCGGCGTACCAGGTCGCCGCGGATCATCTCTGATCGAAGCAACTGACCCACGCCCTTCTTCTTCAGCTTGAACCGGGCTGCCATGGCACCTCCTAGCCGGTGACCCGGTCCGCCGCGAACTGCACCACGCCGCGCAGCCCGGTGAAGGGGTTGCGGCCCCAGTCGCCGGGCTCGCCAGTGATGTCGCAGACGATCCCGCGGATGCGGACCTTGTCGGTCGTGAGGATGACGGTTCCGGCGGGGGCGTACACCGTCCACCCCACGATGACCGTGTCACGGCCTTGCTGCTCGGAGCCACCCACCGTCGGCGTCTGCTCCCTCGGGGTGACGACGCAGCCCGGCACGTCAAAGGACTCGTCCGGGCCGGGCAGCGGCTGCCCGCGCGGATCCCGCCCGGGTGAGGGACCGGTGCGCAGGATCCGCACTGTCTCCCCGAACGGATACGGGGCGGGCACCTACACCCACCCCCAGCCCGGCTCCCACTCCAGCGGCGGACCGGAGTCGTCGATCGGATACGTCGGCGACGGGTCCGCCGTGGCAGGCGTCGGGTCCACGGTGAACGCCCCTCCCCGGCCCGCCAGCGCCTTCAGCGCCGTCTTGTCGGCCTTCGTCAGGTACAGGCCTCCGGAACCCTGGGGTCGCTGCACCGACATGGGGCCGATCGTCTCGTAAGAGACCTGCTGAGGGTTGACGTAGGCCCGTCCGGCGGCTGACAGGACCACCGCGGTGGCCTGGTCCGGGAGCGGCTTCACCACCGTCTCGCACAAGGCGATCGCCTGCTGGATCAGCAGCTCCGCTCGCGGCCCGCTGATCTCCGGCAGGTCCAGGTAGAGGGCCAGTTGCTCGGCCGTCGGGGTCACGAACGCCATGATCGCTCCTAGGCCAGGGCCTCGACGGCCTCACACCAGGCGGCCAGGTCGGCAGTCGGGTCCAGCTCGGCAGACCGCGCCCGGGCCCGTTTCGACGCCAGCCGGTACTCGGCCGGCACAAGCAGCTTGCGCAGCACCGCCTCGTAGCCGTCCAGATCGTTGCGGTCGACGAACACGCCCGCCTCGCCCAGCGACTCGCACAGGCCCGGCGTCGGGTGGGCCACCACGGGGATGCCCGAAGCGAGCGCCTCGACGCCGACCCGTCCCCACGACTCATACGAGGACGGCATCAGCAGCACCCGCGTGCGGCCGTACACCTTCTCCCGCATGTCCTCCCCACGGACGTGGTCGAGCACCGTCACGTTGGGCAGGTCCGGGAGGATCTGCTCCCCGTAGGCGCCACGCACGGCGAGGAACTGTTGATCCGGCATCCGGCGGGCCAAGGCCTCGAAGATCTTCCCGCCCTTGGCCTCGTTGCAGTTGATCAGTGTGATGGCCTTGCCGGGTCGCGTCCGGTACTCGTCGGCGAACACCGGAGGCCGCACGATCAGCGACGCCCCGGGCCGCACGGCCTTCGGGTATTCGGCGAAGAACAGCTCCGCCTCCCGCTCCATCCAGTGGCTGTTGTAGACCGCCAGGGCGGTCCCGCCGGCAGCCATGTCACGGAACGTCGGCCGGTGCGTGTTGTGGCAGATCACCACCACCGGCTTGCCGTAGCCGCGGGCCAGCGCACTGGTCGACGGCACGCATTCCAGATGCGAGACCAGCACGTGCGCCTGGCGGACCGCCGAGGGGAAATCCAGGCGGGCCTCCAACGGCACCACACGGATGCCCCGGTACTCGTAGACCTTGCTGGCCTTGCCGTACCGGGACAGCCACACCTGCACATCGTGCCCGCGCTCCACTAGAGGCCGCAGCATCGACACGAGCATGTGCTCGGCGCCCGCATTGTGCTCCGGCGGCATCGCGTGCACGCGGGCCACGATACGGAGCGCGGTCCCGCCCGGCGCGGAAGCCGGGACCGCCCCCATCAGGACCCCGACGGGGTGCCGGTGAACTTGACGAACGCCTCGGCGTCGCCCAGGACGAAGCCGTAGTACGCCTCGGCGAGGAGCAGCACCAGGTTCTCCTGGAACGCGGAGTGGACCGCGCCGTCCTCGTCGATGTACGTAGCCTCACGGGACAGCTTGATGGAGATGTCCATGCCGACGCCGTAGGCGGCCTGCGAGAAGTCGCCGCCGATGGCGCGCAGCCCCGAGTCGACCGAGGTGGACTGGCGGCGCAGCTTGCCGGAGACGCTGCGAGAGTAGGCGATCGGCTCGCCGATCAGCTCGCCCTGCAGCGCCGCGCCAGTGCCGGCGCCGGGCTGACGGGTTGCCACGAACAGCGGCTCACCCGTGGTGGACGTGGCGGCGAGGAGCTTCGGCTTCAGCCGGTTGTCGGCGACGGTACCGGTGTAGTCCCAGTCGTCGTCGATGATCTCCTCCATGCCGGCGACGAAGTCGCCCCAGATGCCGCCCTGGTTCTGCGCGGTCGTGCCGAGCGAGACGGCCTTGGAAGTGGCGGCCAGGTAGTCGACGAAGGGGCCGGTGCCGCCCTTCATGTTCTTGCCGTGGATCGTCGCCATGTCGAAGGCCCGGGCGAACGCGGTCGGCAGGTCCCGCTGCAGCTGCGTCCACAACCCAGCCGCGTTGGAGTTCGCGACCTCCATCGACACGGGGATGAGCACGGCGATCTTCTTGCCGCTCATCTGCTTGACCTCGACACCGCCTGAGCTGAGCGGCTTACGGCCACCCTCGGACACCCAGTCTGCAGTCGGCACGTCCAGCGGCACCGGCACCGCGGTGTTCGCCGTCATCGACAGCGGCACCCGGCGGGCCAGCGACATCACGGCAGAGCCTTCGACGGACTTCTCGAAGATCGGGCCGACCAGCGTCTCCGGAAGGAAGATCGGGTCGATGGTGGACAGCTTGATGGGATTCGTCGCCATCGGGGGCTACCTCTCTCAGTGGCCCCGTGCGAGGCCCTGGTTCAGGAAGGCGGCGAACTCGGCCGCCGGATCGTTGGGGGTTCGGTTGCCGTTGCCCGAGGAGCCCTGCGTGCGGTCCGCCTTCGGGGCCCGCGGTGAGGTGTCGGCCGGCTTGGCGAGGTGCGGCTTGCGCTTCAGCAGGTCCTTCAGGTCCTGCTGGATTGCCGCGGTGTCGACGTCGCCGTCTTCGTCCACGTAGGAGTTGAGGTCGAGGAACGCGTGGGCGTCCTCCGGGTCGGCGAACTCGGTCGCCGCCAGGGCCTTCACCTCGGATCGGACAGCGCGCTGCCGGAAGGACTGGATGCGCTGCTCGGCCGCAGTGAGCTGCTCGGTGAGCCGCTCCTGTTCCGACTTCTGTGCGTCCTCCAGTTCCCGCGCCTTCTGAGCCAAGGGCTTGGTCTCCTGGTACTTCGTGCGCCATCCGGCGGACTCCTTGCGGAGCTTCTCGATCTCCTTGCGGGCCGCCTCCGGGTCCGCCCACGGATCCGCCTTCGCCTGCTCCGCCTCCGGGGCGGGCTCGGTCTCCTGCGGCTCCATCTCGACCTGCTCGGTCGTCTCCTCGTTCTCGGGCATGGTGAAGTCGCCCTCCAGGGGCTGAGAGAGGCCGCCACCGGGACGGCCATAGGGGTTGGTCAGCGCGAGCTCGGCAGCGGGTTGCTGTCGTGCTCAGCGAGCGCCAGGCGGAACCGCCTGAGCTGATCACCCGAATGGGGCGCCGCGTATTCGCGGTAGATGCGCTCCCACTCGCGGGCCTGCGGAGACAGCTCGAAACGCTGCCCCCGAAACACCGGGATCACGCCGCAGTGGCAGCCGTCGTGCGCCCGGAAATCTGCCGTGTCCTGCGCGTACACCGCGCCGCGCAACGCGAGCATCTTGCAGAAGGTGCACGCCCCGAAGGCCGCCGAACGGGCCCACGCCGTGGCCTGCCGGTCCTGCCGCACCGCCTCCCGGACGGTGCCGCGTCCCGTGTCCGCGACCAACTTCTGCGCCACCAGCTCGGCCTTCTTCTCGGCCTGCACCAGGCGGACATCCATCGGCTGCAACTGGGCTGGCGTCGCCTCCTCCGGCTCCCGCGGCCACAGATCCTTGACCGCCCACCGCAGCGACTCCTCCGTCTGCTGCTCGGGCGGCGGATCCGCCAACGGCACCGCGAACGCCCCCGGCACCCCGGCGACCTCCCGCTGCCCGTCGTAGAAGTCGGCCGCCAAGGACGCCGACACCCTCGCGTACTGGGCGATCACCGCGTCCATCGCCGTCAGCCAGTCAGGAACGGACTCGCGCAGCCGCTGGGGCAGGATCAGCCGCCGCAAGCGCCGCACATCCCGCACCAGCAGCCGTGTCAAGCCGACCTGCGCCGCCCGGTAGCGATTCGCGTCGTCACTGCTGTCCGAGACCGTCGTCGCCACCGGTCACCTCCGCAGCCGACGGCACCTCGCCCGCGCCGCCCAGCGCAGCCAGCCGCTTCATGAGCTGCCCGCCAGCCGCAGCGCCGGCGCTGCGGCGCCGTTCGGCCGCCACCCGGCGCCGCTGGTCCTCAGACAGGCCCGCCATCTCCAGCACGACGTCGCCGTCGGCCGGCAGGATCCCGGCCTGAACCATCTTGACCGCGGCGTCCGTCTGGGCCGCGATCGTCGGGGTGGCAGGGTTCCGCCACACGCACTCGATGCGGCGTTCCTTCGGCGGCGGCTCGCCGTCCCGGAACCAGATCGCGAGCCGCATGGCGTCCCGATGCGTCGCCCCGAAGCGGCGGATCCGCCGTTCGGCCTTCTTCACCAGCATCGCCTCAGACGAGCGGATCGCGTCCGCCGAGGCCGGGTTGTCGCTGGTGTAACCCAGCATGTGCGGCGGCAGACCCAGCTGCGTCGCCATGATCCGCGCATACAGGTCAATGATCTTCGTCTGGCCGGACGGGTCATGCGCCGCGAACTGGCCGACCGTCGGCACGTCACCGTTTTCGTCCCGTTCCAGCGCCAGCACGCGCCCGATGTACGTCTCCCACGCACTCTTGGCGTTGCCCTCAGCATCCTGGAAGGCGCTCTCCGACACACCCAGGATGTAGCGCTGCGGCGCCTGAAAGAACTCCGCGCCGACCTCGATGCCCATGAGCCGGCGGCACGCCGCATCCGTGATCGACATGACCTCGGGCGTGATCTCCGACTTCCCGACCCGATCCGCGGTGCGCTGCCGGTTCGCCATCCGCAACACCGGCACGATCCCCAGATTGTGGATGTCACGGTCCAGGACTTCCCAGCCGCCATCGACCTCGGCCGCCAGGATCTTCTGGTTCGGGAGATCGAGCGTGACGATCCGGACCCCGTCCTCCACGGACTCGCGAAGCGCCGACGTCGCCATCCGAAGCCGCGCATCCCAGAACATCGTCATGTCCAGAGGACTTTCGAAGGTGATCAGCGGTGGGCCGTCACCCTCACCCGAGCCGACCGCCACGTACTCGCGGCCGTAGGTCAGCGCATCCAGATGCGCCAACGACGCCTCGTCGTACAAGTCGTTCGACTCAGCGATCTCCTCCAAGTCGGAGGCATCCGCGCCGTCCGCCCAGCGAAACGCCTCCAAGTCAAGACGCTGCTCCAGCGCCTCGACGCCGATACGCGGCCAGCCGATCACCGTGTGCAGGCCCTTGAGCTGCGGGGGAATCGCGATGCCGAGATCCCGCACAAGCTGCCCGCCGTTGAAGTACGCGTCCAGCAACTGCAGCTTGAAACGCTGCGACAGCAGATCCGAGCGCAGCGCCGTCAACAGGTCCAGCTCGTCCGGCGACAGCGACAGGAGCGGCAACTCGGGAATGACCGCAGTCATCGCAGCACCACCACCCTCCCAGCGCGCGCCTTCTTCTTGCCGAGCCCCTTGGCCAGCGCGTCGACCCGGCACTGCCACGCGAGGACCGCAGCCACAGCGGCATCGATCTTGCGGGGTGACTCCGGATGCTCCTTGGCGATCTGGATACCGGACCGCGACTCGCGCCGCCGCGCGTTCAGGATGTGCCTCGTCAGAACGCTCGAACCGTCATGCGTCAGCTCCCCGTCCACGACCGACGAGCGGAACTTTTCCAGCGCCCGCACAATCTGCACCGCCCGTCCACCCGTCATCCACCACTCGATCGGGTGCTGCATCGACGACTTCACCTTGAGGCGACGCCCATGCTTCGCCTCAAGAGCCGCGATGTGCGACTCCCACTTCGCCGGGTCCGCGTACATGCCGACCACTCGGTAGTTCCGGAAGGCGTCCTCCACTGCGGCCAGAACCTCGACAGTGGGCACCTGCCAGTCGGCGCCGAACGGGCCATCCGGCTGCTCCCAGCAGCCCAGCAGGAAGAGGTGCCCATCCGACACGCGGCAGCCCACCAGTGCGGTCGCATCCGTCACCCCGCGCGAGCGTCGTCGCGAGCCATCGAAACCGAGAACGATCTCATCCCGGTCCCCGACAACCTTCTCCGGCGCCGCCACAGCCGCCCACTCCGGTTGGCTGATCCAGCCGTCCGTGGCGTGTGTGACCTGGTTGAGGTAGTAGCGGCGGGCATCCTGGGGATCCGTATCCGGGTCCCAGTACTCCGCCAGCAGGCGCCGCAGATTCACCCAGCCACCGTTGCGGTCCGCCGAGTCGCCGTAAGCCACTGCCAGCCCGTCCAGCAGCGAGCGCTCCTCGGCCGGGTCCGTATCTGCCGGCGCCTCACGATGGTCGAAGAGAAGGCCCTCGTCGAGCTTCAGCTTGCCTTCCTGCTGCTTCTTCCACGCCTCGAACGACCTCTCGGCTACAGACTCCTCTCCCGGGATAAAGGCGTTCGGCGTCTCGACGGAGCAGCCGTTCACCTTGCCCAAGTTGCGGCGGATCGTGGCAGCCAACTTCCGACCTCCGTTGGAGGGGATCCACGACTCCGTCTGGTCCATCGCCGAGAACACCGGTCGGAACCCCTCTCGGCTCGTGCCCGAGCTGGTGACGAACTCGATGCGTCCGCGAGGAACGTTGACGAAGCTCTCCATCGGCTCAATGTCGTAGGCGTCGAGCACGGGCCCGCCGCGCGCCATCTCCAGCAGCGGATCCCATGTGTTCGCCGTCTGATCTTCCGATACAGCGACGATCTGCACCTTCGCCTTGAACCCCAGCGAGGTCCAAGGGCGCCCGACCGGCTCCCCGTCCGCATCCCAGCCGTCCGGAACAACATCCGCCAGAGCCTCAGCAAGACACAGAGCTGCGACCAGAGGCGACTTCCCCCAGCCCTTCGGGCGCGAGAGAACGGCCCGCCGAATCTTGCGTCCGTTACGCAGAGCGCGCCCCCCGACGGCCGGCCCCTTGAAGTCGGGGTCGATCGCGTACAACTGCAGGACGAACATCGCCTGCTCATCGGTGAACTCCAGCGGCTCACCAGCAGCCGGGCCGTCCGGAACGATCAGGTTGTCCGCGATCCAGCCCAGCACCTGGTAGCCGAGAGTCGGCACCTCTCCGGGATAGGAAGGTCCGCGCCAAGGCATCGGATCACCCCCCGGAAGACTTGCCCTCCTCGCCAGGCTTCACGACCCGCAGCTTCGCGTACCGGGCCTTCGCCGCCTCCGTACCCGACGACCCCTTACCGCCGTCAGCGTCATCAGCCTCCGCGAACGCCATCCGAAGCCGCGCCCGGTCCTCCATCGTGGCGCCATGCTTCGCCACCCGAAGCCGCAGCTCCGCTGCCACCGACACGTCACCGCGCCAGAACCGGGCATGGATCAGCGCCGTGTCCAGCAGGAAGTCCCAGTCTGTGGATCCGAAGTGCTCCGCCTGCGGCGAGTCGATCCACATCTGCCACCACTCGCGCGTGCGCTCGGGCCAGATGAACTCGACCAGCTCGCCATCCTTCTCGATCCGGAAGTCGGGCAGCTCGGGCGCCTCGGCTCGCTCGAAGCGGAGGATCGTCTGCGGCTGCGCCTCCTTGTTCCGGCGCGCCCGGCGGGAGGGGTCCTTCGGGGCCGGCCCCACGCCTGCCATTCAGACCACCTCCCAGAATCCCAGACCCGTACAGAAGGACAGCGGCAATACGTCCCCGATCCGGAAAGATCATGGGAGGGGGTTTTCCCCCAGGTGATCATGAGAGCTTGATCGGCTCGACTTGATCGATGATCTTGTCACACTTGCGGCTGTTGCATCCCAGGTGGGCGCTCTGCACGTTGGCCATGCTGTGAGCTCCTCCCAGCGCGAGCGGAACGACGTGATCCACTGACGCACTCATCGGGTCTGGCCACGCGACCTCAGGGTCGATGGGTAGACCGCACAGCTGGCATGTCCATCCGTCCCTGGCGTGCACAGTGGCCGGCACGACAAGCTCACCCTGGCTCGCCTGCTCAACCCTCATGCGTCGGCGCGCATCGTAGGCTGCTGCAGCTGCTGGGTAGAGCTGCCTCCAGTGGCCACGCTCCTCGCGCCTCTGCCTGTGGTACACGCGCTGGGCTTCACCGTGCTTGTGGCTGGTGTACCACTGGCCATGCTCAGCCTGGTACTCACGCTGCCACTTGCGCATGCGCTCAGCGTTGAAGGCCCGCTTACAGTCGGGCTTCCCGCACTGCTTGCGCCTCGGGTTGGTCATGGGATCGCTGCAGTAGGGACAGGCTCGCGTAGCCTGGGTCATGTCGCTCCTGTCGTGTCAGGGTCGGCCATTGCCCCGGGAGCGTTGGCCCGCTCGCCGGGGCTTCATCTTCCCAACCGACACTGACAGCGGCGCCGTCTTCATCGGCTCCGGCCCACATTGCGTCGGTCACCGGGCCAGACGCCGGTTCGTTCGCGGTGGATGCGGGCGCAGTAGCCCTTCGCCCGGGCGCCGAGGTACTTGTGCAGCTGCCTCGTGCACCTGGTGTAGTCGCCGGGCGAGCCCCACCTGATCTTGGCCGCGCCTCGGCCTTGGCCCCAGTACCGCTTCAGCGTCGCGGCGCTGCCGCCCTTGCTCCTTGCCACAGTGGATCACTCCTCGTGTGGCGCGGGCTCCTGTTCGTCTACCCGCTGGATGGACGCTCCTTGCCCGCTGGGGATGGCGAGGCAGACGCCTCGGTCGTCGGCGAGGATGGCCCAGCCGGCTTCGAACGTGAGGGTAAGGGCGGGGTCCTCGACAAGGACGTCGTCCCGGCGTTGATCGCGGGGGTGGACGATGAGATAGGCCGGCATCTTCACCTCAGCCCAGGGTGTTGTTCGGGTGGCCGCTTCCGTCCGGGCCGGGGGGTGGCGCGCTGGGCAGCGTTCCCTTCAGCGCTGGACTTGCGGTCGTGGCATGGGCCGCAGACGCCTTGGAGTCCTTGCTCGCTGTGGTCGTCGGCCTTGGCCACGATGTGGTCGCAGCGGGTCGAGGGGCGCACGCCGCACAGCTTGCAGATGGGATCGCGCTCCAGGATGCGGGCCCGGATCCTTGCCCAGCCGGACGGGAGCCGGGCCTTGCGATCCGAGCCCTGCCAGCCGCCGCTCATGACGCGCTGGCGTCTTGTTCCCGTGTGGTGTCAACCTGCTCCCGCATGCCGCGGGCAGCATTGACGATGTCGTCCCAGTCGAGCAGTCGGTCCAGGCCGAGCGCGTCGGTCAGGTTGGCCTTGCGCAGCTCCTCAATGGCGTAGCGCTTGTCCATGAACGCCTTGAGCTTTTCCTCGGCTCGCATGGCTCGCTCGTTCGCGCGAGGCGTTTCGGCCTGTTCCTCCGCTTCACCGAGGTAGGCGGTGAGGTCGTTCGCCGGGATATCGACGGCCTCCTCGAAGACGAGGACGGCGCGGGCGCCGATTTTTTTGGCGATGCTCTCGAACTGGTCGACGGGCTCGGGCTGGTCGGACCCGAGGATGTAGCGCTGCGGCACATACTGGTCGACGACGAGGACGAACGGCGGCCGGTCGTCGTTGGCGCCTTCGGGGAGTTCGAGTATCTGCAGGCGCGCCATCAGCCGGTCACCGCCTTGGGCTCCTCGACGAGAACGATGCTGAGAACGTTCCCCTCCGGGACGTAGGCGACCACGCGGCCGTTGGCGTCGTGGAAGCGGTAGTCGTCTCCGTCGATGCTCTTGTCGACCCTGGCGGCGTGAACGGTCTCCTCGTCGCCGGTGAGGTAGTTGATCGTGTAGCGGGCCATGGGCGCGGGCCTTTCGTGTCGGGGGTCAGGTGCGGCGGCTCCACCACCACACGCCGAGCGTGTCACCGCGCATCGACTCGACCCGGCCGCCGAGTTTGGCAAGGACGGAGTCCATGTCGTTGGCGTCCCAGTGGTGGACGTGCTCTTCGTGGGGGTTGCCGTCGACTTCGCCCTGTGGGGCTTCGACGATCGGCAGGCTGACGAGGATGTTCCACGCCCCGGCCGCCTCCGCCTTGCGCAGCAGGTCGATGGCGTCTCCGCGGGCCATGTGCTCCAGGACGTCACCGAAAATCACGAGGTCCCGATAGAACAGGTGGTCGGATGCGACGCGGGCATCGAGGTTGTGCACCTCGTCGTACATGTCCTTGCGCTTGGCCGTGTTCTTCAGCCCGTACTTGCGGATGTAAGGCTTGTGGACCTCGATGGCCGTCCACCACACGCCGTGGTGTGCGGGCCGGAACAGCTTGGCGTAGGTGCCTTCGCCGGGGCCGACGTCGCACACAGTGTCGGGGCGGGCATGCTTGAACCGTGCCAGGGACCAGTCCTTACCCTCGGCGATGCTGGTCGGCATGGTGGTCTCCTAATAGACGGTGAGCATTCCTGCCCGGTAGACGGGCGCCTCGGTGCCTGCCGCCCACGTCAGCCACACCCGGTAGTCGCCGGGCACCAAAGTGACGGCGCCGCCGTTCGGGCCGACGAGGATCCGAGCGTGCGGCGCGGCCCACTCCCCTGTCAGCCAGTCCTCGGCGGCGGGATTGTCGGTGATCGATGCAGCCAGGAAAGCAAACTTGGGCGGGGCGGCCAGGGTGATGGCACTGCCTGCAGCCATCGATACGGCGGTGACTCGCACGTACTCGGTGCTGGCGGCGGCTATCTCCACGGCCGGCTCACCACCCATCCGCTCGATGGAGTTCCGACGAGGGTGTCAATGTCGGTGATCAGGTCGGCGTCACCGGATGCGGTGGCGTGGGTGTCGAGGTTGCCGCTGCCGGTTGCGTAGTACACGGCTCGGGCTGTCGCCGAGGTGTTCGTGTCGAGGCTGCCGAAGCCGACGCCGACAGCGGTGTGCTGTGCGGCGGCGGTGACGGTGACGTCGAGTCCGCCGGAGCCTGTCCCGTTGTGGGTGGCGCCATTGGCGAGGGTGTTGAAAAGGTCGAATTCGGCGTAGTCGGCTGTGCCGGCGTCGCGGTGGGCGCTCATGTCGAGTGCGCACGTGTCGACCGCGGCGGTGATCCATGCCGGAGTGGCGAGGGTGCGCCGGTTCGTCCATGTGGTGCCGTCGGGTGATGTGTCCCAGTAGAGGTTGGTGCCGTCCTCGCGCAGGCGCAGGAACGCGTGCGCGACCGGGTCGAAGGCGATCTCGACGGCCGCCGGGTCGAAGTAGCCGCTGTCGGACTGCATCCGCAGCAGGCTGCCGACGGCCTTCACGGTGAACCCTACGCGGGTGCCCGCGTTGTCGCCGTTGACGAGGACGCCGCAGTACGCCTCGGTCGCGCCGGCAGGGGACGGCACGGTGACGACCTTCACGAAGAAGCTCGCACCGGCCATCGTCCAGCTGTACGCGGTCTGGTAGCCGGCGAACCCGGTCGTGCAGGGCACACGGGCCCGGCCGCCTGTCTCCGTGACGCCGCCGTAGCTGTTGCCCCAGTCGGGTGCGATCGCGCCGTCGTTGAAGTTGTCGATCAGGGTAGACAGGCTGGGCACCGGCGCCTCCGATCAGGATGACGTCCAGGTCCAGCCGCCCGCGGCGACCCGGAACTCGTCGCCGGCCGAGACGGTCTTCGGCGCGTCGAACAGCCCGTAGGACCAACGGACGGGGGTGCCGGCGGAGTCCCAGATCTCCCAGCCGACAACCGTGCACGCGGGCATCCCGGTGAACGACAGGTCAGCACTGTTGGACACGGACCCGTTGACCGCGGCAGCGACGGTGAGCGTCTTCCGGCTGTAGGAGCCGCCGGTAACCTCGGTGCCCTCGGTCGCATCGGTGCCGTTCGCGGTGGTCAGCGCCATCCGCAGCGGCAGTGTGGGCCCGGTCGCCGCCGTCCCGAAAAGCCAGTCCGTGACCCGATTCTCGGCGGTGTTCGTCAGGTTGTCCGCGATGGGACTCACCCCCTTGTGGAAGCCCCGCCGTCCGGGACGGGGGTGGCACGGACGGCGGGACGATCAGGCGGCGCGGCGGCTCGGGGTCATCGAGCGGCGGAGGTAGTAGCTGGTCCCCTCCGGCGGCACTGCCCTAGCCGCAGGGTCACGCACATCTCTGCGACCGCTCCATTCGCAGGGGAGCATCGAGCTCTCCTCCAACAGCATCAGCTGATCCAGCTCGGCTCCTGTGAAGGTCGCTTTGACCAGCTGCCGGAAGCGGGCGGCAAGAATGCCCTTGGGGCGCCAGCCGCAGGCTTCGCAAGAGTCCATGGCGGTCACCTCCTCAGGCGGCGCGGGCGCCGGCGGGCAACGGTGGCGGCTTGCCGGGCTCCAGCAGCTCGCGCGTGTACTCGTCGCGGCGCGCCTTCGGCAGGTCGAAGACGAGGTAGCCCGCGGTCTTGCCGCGGCCGGTCTTGCTGATGCGACCTTCGGAGGCCCAGCGCCAGATGGTGCCGACGGGCACGCCCGCGTAGTAGGCGGCGTCGGAGGCGGATACGTAGCCGGGGGGCATGGTCACCTCCCCTGGAAATGGCGAGAGGCCCACCGATGTGGCGGGCCTCAAAGCGCACGAAGGCTATCTGAGCAGATCTTGGCTTCGCTCCTGCTGATCTGTCAAGTCCTCAACTACCTCAGTAGTCGACTTCAGGGCTCGTGGTAGCTGGGGATCAGAGGGTCAGCTCCACTGCCAGGTCTGGTTGGCTCGCGCGGCGCGGTGCGCCGCAGAGGCGATGAGCGAGGCCAGTGTGCCCCATTCCGGGTCCATGGTTCGGTGCGCGGCGGCCTTGGTGAGGAGGTCCCCGATGCGGCCGGCTTGCGCGGGCGGGATGGCGACGGGGACGGCGAGCCGGCCGTCGAAGAGGTGCGCTACCTCCCGCCATTCGCTGCTGGTGAGGGCGTGGGCGAGGTGCTGGCCGAGGTTGGCGATGGTCGTCGCGGAGCGGGTGGAGGTGAGGCCGTGGCTGATGAAGATTCCCAAGGAGGGCTCCTAGAGGTTGCGGCTGTCGGCGAGTTGGGCGGCGCGGTCGAGCTGAAGGAGGACGGGTGCGGCGCCGGGCTGGCGGGCGTTCCAGGCGGGGATGGTGTGGTCGCCGAAGTCGCGTTCGATCGACTCGAGCAGGAGCACGCACGCGTCGTCGGCCTGCCCGCGGGTGTGGGCGGTGCGGCGGATGGCGTGGATGGGGCAAACGGCGCCGGCCTCGTCGTAGGCGGCGTCGCGGCACCAGCCCGCGGTTTCGATGAGGACGCGGGCCCGGTGCAGCAGCTGGGCGACCGGGGTGGTGTAGGGGCTGGGGGTCGGCTGCGGGGTGTCAACGGGGATGCGGATGATGTCGGCCAGGTCGACGGGGGTGGTGTCGATGCGGGCGTCGATGGCGAGGGCGGCGAGGGTGAGGCGCTCCTCGAAGGTGAGCGGCTTCGGCGGGCTTGCCGCGGGGGCAGTGATCGTGATCATGTGGGGGTGCCCTTCTGCGCTGTCGTGGTCGGGTGGCGGGGCGCCCCTGGTCGCTTCCAGGCATTCGAGGGGCGCCCCGGGCCAGCTAGCCGCGCTGGCGGCGCATTTCGGCGGCGATATCGTCGTGCGTGGCTCCCGCTTCGAGAGCCCGGCGCATCGCCTCCATCGGGAGGCTCGGGTCGGTGAGCGCTGCGGGCCCGCCGTGCGCGAGAACTTCGCGGGCGGCTTCCTTCACTGCTTGCCGTCGATCCATCTCGGTTCCTTTCAGGTGACGGTCGTGTCTGGGTTGGGTTGGTGGTCAGACGCGCCAGCTTCCGAGGCGGCGGCGGGTGCGGGGGTTGGATCCGTCGGCGACCTGCTTCTCCAGGGCGCGCAGTTCGGCTTCGTCGAGGACGCCTTCGTAGTTGCCGCCGAGCGGCCCGGCGACCTGCGGGGCGGGGGCGGCGATGTTGCGGACGCCGCGCGGGGGCTGCTCGTAGACGGTGCCTTCCTGGGCGAGGAGCCCGGAGGCGGAGAGGTGGCTGGTCATCCACTCGCCGGTGATCGGTGACCGCCGGTCGAAGGTGTGGGCGGAGTAGAGCTGGCTGTCCTCGTAGGGGGCGATGTTCCGGGCGACGTTGCGGAGGGTGTAGACGGTCTTGCCCTTGCTGAGCCAGCGGTTGAGTTCCTTGGCGCCCTTCTTGGTGGGCTCCCAGCTGCGTCCGGCCATGATCGGTCTCCTGTCTGGTGTGTGGTGAGGTTTGCCCAGCTTTGGGCGGTTCGGTAGGCGGTCGGCACCCAGTCGGTGCCTCTTTTGCGGTGGTTTGCGGCGTGGTCGAGGCGGGGTCTACCCGGTCGGGCGACCGGGTGCGAGGCGGGCCCGACCGGGAGACATACCGGGTGATATCGGGGCGAGACCACGCACTGACCGGGTCTCGACCGGGTGATATGCCCTACTTTCCGAGAGCTTCGGCGAGCTGCTCGCGGGTGTAGCCGTTCGGGTTGGTCATGCCGTCGAGCGCGCCGAGCTTGCGCGTGCCACCCGCCTTGGCGTCCCGCAGGCGGGCCTGCAGAACAGGCTCGGTCAGCCCCTGGTAGCGGTCGGGCCGGTGCGCGATCAGCAGTTTCAGAAGCCGCGGGGTGCGGGCCCTGTCCACGTTGGCGGAGTCGAGGACGGCGAGGCAGTCGGCCAGCAGGTCCTTGTGCCCGGTTGCCGCCCGGTCGGCCTTGCCGTAGTGGGCGGCGAACCCGGTGAGGGTGCCGGCGTCAATGCGGAGCTGCCGGCCGCGCATGCAGATCTCTCGGAACTCGGGGATCGTCATGAAGTCGGTCTTGAGGGTGACGTGGCCTTCCTCGCCGCCCTGGTCGAGGACGACGACGCCCTTCTGCGAGTCGAGCAGCATGTGGGGCGCGGCACCTGCGGCGACCGCGTCGTCACCGAGGACCATCCGGGAGCTGGCGGCGCCCTTGACGCGGAAGCAGGCGCGCTTACGGCAGACGTCGCGCAGCATGGTCGGCACGCTGGTGGCGTCCGGGCGCTGGGTGATGAACAGGCCCATGCCGCCCACGTACCGGCTGACGCGCACGAACCGGGCCATCGTCTCGACGAGGACGTCCTTTCCGTTCCGGCCGCGGTCCTTGGCGTCCGGGTCGTCCTCCGTCTTGATCTTCATCATGGCGGCGGCGTCCAGGAGCTCCTGCAACTCATCCACGATCAGCAGGGTCAGGCCGCGCTTCCACTCCTTCGCCAGCTCCGGGGTGAGCTTGCCCTCGGGGCAGCGCTCCGGATGCTCCTCCGACAGCTGCTCCAGGCGCTCACCGATCTGCTGCATGTCGGCGATCAGCTCGTTGAGCAGGCCGAGGAAGGCGAGGATCTTCTCCGGGGTGTTGCCCGCGACGTAAGAGTGGGCGAACTGCTTGGTCCCCACCCAGTCCGGGCCGGCCTTGCCGGTGGCGACGTGGACGGTCATGTACGGGTCGAGCGCAGCGGCGGCAGTCACCAGGCGGGCCAGGAAGGACTTGCCGTAGTCGGGCAGGCCGCCCAGCAGGATGGAGCACCACACCAGCTCAAGAGCGTGCCGCGCTCCGCGGGCGTCGGTTCCCAGTGGCACCCCGTACTGCCAGAAGTCCAGGCGGTCCGCGGTGAGCAGCGGCGAGGGCACCGGCTTGGAGCCGTAGGGGTTGGGCTCGTTCGCCACCCACAGCACCACCTGCCCCTCGTGGCCGTCTTCGGAGGTGTCGGCACGCATCTCGATCTGGGACTTCTTGACCCGCATCGACGAGGCCAGTTCTTCGGCGCGGGAGGTGGCGGCGGAGGCCTTCATGCCGCGGGGCAGTTCGATCGTGGCGGTCCATCCGGGCCCGGCCGGCTGGATGATGCCGACGATGTGAGTCTCCTCGCGTTGCGCTTCGGTGATGATCCCGGCCTTGATGAGCGCCGTCACCAGGTCGGCTTCGCCGCGGATCTGGGCTGCGTCCCGCGGGGCGACCGGGTCCTCAGGCGACTCGACCGCGTCGTGCTGGTCGCGGTCGCGGCCGTGGAAGGCTCCGATCCCCCAGGTGCCGAGGAGCGCGAGCGCGTCGATCCACAGGCTGCCGGTGACCGCTCCGAAGCCGACTCCCCCGGCGACCGCCCCGGCGACCCCGGCGGTCTTGGTCGCGAAGGTCTTGCGGTGCTGCTTGTACTCCGCGCGGTAGCCGTCGGCGAGCTTCTTGAAGTGGGCCGCCTGGCCGATGTCGCCGGCCGCGTCGCGCACGGCCCGGTCGGCGTCGGCGATCAGCTGCGGGTAGTGGTCGTGGTAGCGCTCCAGCCAGCGGCGGCCGAGCTGTCGGTAGCCGCGGACGGTGTGCGGGAGCAGGGCCAGGCGGGCGACCCGGTTGGTGCGGGCTGCGACGGTGCGGGCGGACTCGACCCACGTCGGCCGGCCGGGCTCGGCCTGGTCCTTGTAGACGGGGGTGGCGGGCGGCGGGACGAGCGTCAGGGTGGGGCGCTCGTCGGGCAGAGGGGTAGCCATGGCGGGTCAGTCCTCCTGCTTCTTGGCTGCGTTCAGGCGGCGCTTCGTCTCGCCGTGGAGGCGGCGCGCGACAGGGTGGAATCGGGGTGTGTCGCCGGGCTTCCGGACGGGCGGAGTGGGCTTGTACGAGGACCGTCGTGCGGGCGCCTTAACTTGGATCGCACGCTGGGCGTTCATGGTCTTGCCGAGGGTGTTCACGGGGGCGCCAGTAAGGGCTGCTTCGACGCGCTTCTCGGCGGAGCGGCGGGCGGTGATGGACTCGATCGTCTCGCCCGGGTCGCAGCCCTTGATGTTGCGGTAGGCGCGCGTCCACACGGCGTCGTCGTCGGGGGTCGATCCGACCGCCGCAGCGATCTTCACGGCCTCCTTCCACACGTCCTCGAACTCCCGCTGACGCTCCGCCGCGAGCCGCTGCCGTTCTGCCTCGGCAGCCTTCTTCGTGGCGGCTTCCTCGGCGGCGCGCCGCTTCTCCTCCGCAGCCCTCTCCTTGGCTGCCGCAGCCTCGGCCTTGCGCTGCGCGCGGCGCTCCCGCCAGGTCGGCTTGCCGTCCCGCTTGCGGATGCGGCCGTGCTCGTGGAGGTCCCACATACCGGGGCCAGCCACCGAGGCGAGGGCAGTGCCGAAGGCGGTCGCCGCGTCGAACGCTTCGAGGCCGTGGACGATGTTGATCGTGGCGGCGGTGAGGGCTCCCGCCCATGCAACGAGCCGGTAGTGCCAGTGGGCACGGCCCGCCGTGACCGCGGCCGCCGCGCCAACGAGGGCGACGAGCGCGATCACCTCAATGAACACGGGGGCGACGAGCAGGTACTCGGCGTTCGGGTCATAGAAGGCGGCCATCTGGACGGGCAGGGCCACGCCGGCGCACAGGGCGTAGAAGGCCATCGCGACGCGACGCCAGCGCGTGCTGGACTTCTCGACCGCCTCGCTCTTGCTGGCCTCGGCTTGCTGCTCCTCCTCGGCCTTACGGGCGGCGTCGGCGCGGGCCCGGTCGGCTTCGTCGCGGCGCCGGTTGTGCTCGGCGATCCGCGCCTCGGAAGCGGCGGCCTCCTCGGCGGCCTTGCGCTCGGCACGGTCGTTGGCGAGGCGCAGCTTGCGCGCCTCCTCCTCCGCCTTGACGCGGATCGCGTCCGCCTGGGCCTCGGCCTTGAGCCTCTGCTCCTCTGCCTCGGCCCACGCCTTGGCGCGGATCGCTTCGGCCTTGGCCTGAGCGACGAGGTCGCTGTCGATCTGCGGCGTACTGGCCAGGGAGGACGGTGCGGTCTCCGCGGTGGGGGTGGCCTCTATGGGCTGCCAGTCCCCCAGCACGGGCGGGGCGGGCGGCCTCTCGTGGCCGTTCACCTGCGGGCTGGCAGTCATGGCTGATCAGTCCTCTCTGCTCTAGCTGGCGGTGCCTTGGGGGCGGCGGCTGTCGTCGGTGCGGGCGCCGTGCGCGCGGTCGGCGGCCATCAGGCGGCGCTCGCGGGCGCCGGGGCGGGGGCGGGCTGGTGTCGCCACCAGGCGATGAGGCCGGCGGCCAGCCAGACGGGCACGGGGATGAGGCTGAGGATCACGGCGGCCCCGGCGGCGGCGAGCTTGAGCGGTGTCGCGGCGGCCGGCCACAGGCCGACGGTGATCAGGAAGGCTGCGAGCAGCAGTCAGCGGATGAGACGGATCATGGCGACCTCTTCGGGGGGCGGATTCGGATGGGGGTGGTGCTGGCCGGATCTCCAGGGCGCACGCGCTGTGTCGTGCGCCGAGGGCTACCGGTCAGCGAGGGCCGTGACCGCGGGCGAACTCGGCGGCGGCGACCAGCAGGTCCCGCACCTCGCCCCAGGCGCGGCCCCGCTTCGACACCCACGCGCCGTGGGAGACGAACGGCGCCCCGGTGTACGCGCGGAGCAGCGCGCCCATCACGCGGTCGGCGGCGGCCGCCGTGTCCTGGTCGCCGGCCGAGCCCTGCACCCGGCCCATCGCGACCGACAGGGTCAGCGAGCCCCGGTCCGCCGACCAGTCCCGCGCGACCCGCAGCAGGCTGAGCAGCATGGCCTTCACCGACATCGACTCGTCGGCCTCCGGCATCTCCGGGTCCGGGTCGCCGAACGTGCGGGACCAGCCGCGCTTCTCCAGAAGCTCGCGGGCCGCGTCCAGGTGCTCGGCGACCTCCTCGCCGTACACCGGCTCGCCGGAGTATCCGACCCAGAAGCCGGGCTCGGCCGCGACGATCTCGGCGGCGGCAGCCATCACGGCCGGCTCAGTCAGCGAACGGATTGCGGTGGTCATGGGGTGTCCTCTCAAAGCGGGTGGATGGGGTGGTCTGGTGCGCGCCCCGGGCCGGATCCGATCCGGCACCATCGCGGCTGGGCCGGGGCTGAGTGGGTCAGCGGCCGTTCTTCTCGTGCTTGCTGGCCGCCTCCTCGGCGACGGAGCGGCTGCCGTAGTCGCCGCCGCGGGCCCCGCAGGTGCAGGTCCACGTGTGCGAGTAGCGGCCGTAGCCACGACCGTGACTGGAGACGTAGGCGCGGTGGGTGGGGGCGGGCATGGCGGGCTCCTTCAGGGGTGGATGAGGTGGTCTGGTGCGCGCCCCGGGCCGGATCCGATCCGGCACCATCGCGGCTGGGCCGGGGCTGGGTGCCGGGCGCGGCTGGGGGATGTACCGCGCCCGGCGGTCGGTGGGTCAGTGCTTGGGCCGCCAGGTGCCGTTCTTCGCGGCGTTCAGCTCGTCCAGGTGCTCGTCGACGGCTTCGCCCATGCGGGCGGCGAGCCGGTGCTGGCCGGCCTCCTGCAGGTCGCGCTGGGCTCCGCGGGCCGACGCGACGTCGGCCTTGATCTCGTCCACGAGCTGCTCGGTGGAGCTGGGCCGGGAGAAGTGACGGGATGCGGACATGGGTTTCCTTCGGTTAGCGGTTGACGACGTCCTTGTGGACGTCGCGGTGGGTGACGGTCACGGTGTGGCCTCGGCGGCGGAGGCGGCGGGCGAGCCTGTCGGCGACGACGACGGACCGGTGGCGGCCTCCCGCACAGCCGGAGCCGATGACGATCCGCTCGGCGGACGGGCCGGCGGCGTATGCCTGGACCTGTCGGGTGGTGGCTCGCAGCAGCCGCCGGATACCGCGGGTGCGAAGGACCTTTCGCTGCACAAGCGGGTCCCGGCCGGTCAGCTCCCGCATCCGCGGGTCGACGTGCGGGTCCCGGAACGCGCGCCGCAAGTCGAGCACCACGTCCGCTTGCGGGGCGGCGCCGTGCAGGAACCCGAACGAGACGATCTCGACGACGGCCATCAGGCGGCGGCCGGCAGGTCGAAGCCGTCGAGTTCGGCGAGCAGGTCGTCGTCGCCCTGGGCGGCGAGCCGGATGAGGACGGCGCGGGTCTCGTCGCCGGACTGGCGGGCCCGGGCGTAGTCGGTGAACAGGTCGCTGATCGACAGGACGGAGGCGTCGGCGACGGTGATGCGGGCGCGGGCCTGACCGTGGTCGGTGGCGGCGTGATCGGCGGAGAACAGGAACGGAGACATGGCGGTGCCCTTTCGGGTGCGGTGGGAGGGGGTGGGTGGTCAGGCGGTGGGGCGGGGCAGGGCGCGGCACTTTTCGGCGTGGGCCTGGGCATGCTTGCGGGCAGCCAGCCGGTGCTCCTCGGTGAAGTCGCCGTGATCGCAGTCGAAGACCAGGTCGCGCATCGAGACTTCGGCGAGCGGGTCGGTGCAGCCGAACCCGGAGCAGACCACGACGAAGCGGTGAAGGACGCTGACGCCGTGGTCGTGGGGTCCGACGTCGATGCGCTGCTCTGCTGCTACCTCGGCGCCCACGAGGTTCCCGAACAAGCCGATCCGGAGTGCTCCGGAGCGGTTCTCTTGCCAGCCTTCACGGCGGTACTCGTTGCGTAGGTCGTTGACCTTGTCGTTCACCGTTGCGGCGTCGGAGCTGACGGTCTGGGTGGAAGAAGGCATGGCGGATCTCCTCGGTTGGTCATGCCGGGATGGCGTGGGATGGGAAGAAGGGGGAGCCGCGGGGCGGGTGGCGGGGGATGGAACCGCCCCGCGGCGGATCTGGGGGTGCGGCTACCTGCAGGCGTCGCAGATGCCGCCGTCCCAGTCGTCCAGCCACGCACCGCAGTAGGCGCACTGGCCGGAGCCGAAGAAGCAGACGAACGGGCTGATGCCCTGCGGGTGCGGGCGAGGTGGCCTCGTGGGGAGGGGGTCTTTCACGCGCTCGTGCTCGGCGCTCACCGCTGCTCACCCCGCTCGGCGTCCAGCGCGGCAAGCAGGTTGTGCAGGACGTAGTGGAGGCCGCAGGCGGCGCGGATCATCTCGTCCCGGTCGTGGATGTTCGCCCGGGCCTTCTCGTCGACGACCTTGCGGGCGTGGGCGATGGCCTGCTCCAGCGTCGGAACGACCTGTGTGTCGCTGCCCGGGTCATGGAGCGGCCTGTAGGAGATGCCATCCACGGTCACCACTTCCTGACGGCGAGCGTGCGGCGGCGGGCGGCCGGCTCCTGCGGCAACGGCGGCAGATCCGGCGTCGGCTCGGGCTGCGGCGCGGGGGCCGGGGCGCTCACGCGGCACCTCCTCGGACCCGGCGCAGCGCCTCCTCCACGTCCGGGTCGGAGTCGCCAGCCGCGTTGTGCAGGCGAGCCGTGCGGGAGAGCGAGCGGAGCGAGGACGCCAGGGTGATCAGGTCGTCAGCGAGCTTGTCCGCCATGTCCGGGGTGAGATGCGATCCCTCGTCACCGGAGGCGTCCCCGATGGCGATGTGCGCGGCGCGGAACTGCGGGTCCGTCGCGGTCGGGTCGGACTCGACCCAGGCGTGCATCTGCACGGGATAGGCGCCGTAGCCGAAGGTCGGCACGTGCACGCTGGCAGTGTCGCCGCGGTGCATGACGTCCTCGACGGCGCGCACCGGCTCGTCGAGGTGGTCCTCAACACACCAAAATGGATCTTCGATCCAGGCGACGGTGCTGGTCGCTCCGGTGCCGATCCGCGCCGGGACCAGGCGGTGACCCGGCTTGATCGCAGGGAAGGGGTGCACGGTACCCAGGGGTGCCTGGGTAGACTGCTGGTCAGCCATGAGGGGACCCTTCAGAAGTTCCTCGTGGTTAGGGTCGGCCTGCGAGTGGAGTCGCAGCGTCGGCCCGCTTTGTTTTGTGGTGCTGGTGGAGCAGCACGAATGTCCCATCTGGACCGGTGGAGCGGTCCGAGTGGCACTCCACTAACGTAGCGCCTTCTCTAGACCGTGGCAATCCACTGTGCGACGATTCGGTCATGCCAGCCGGAGTCCACCTGAGAACCGCACGCACATTCCGCCCCGATCCCGACGTGTACGAGCGGGCAAAGGAGGCGGTGAAAGCCGTGGACTCGGACATGAACACGCACATCAACGCGTTCCTGCTCTGGCTGGTGCACGACACGGACGAGCTGCCCGAGCGCCCGCCGAAACGTGAGCGCGGCGAGGCCCGGCCGAACGGCTCATGAAGCGCTGAAGTCATGGCGTCGAGTCAAGCGGCGGCACGACCCAGCCGCCATGGCCACCCAGTGCAGCGCCGATGCAGCAGGAGTGCAGCCGCCGTGCAGTCCGCCCGAATCGATCCGGCAAAGGGGCGATGATGGACGTCGTCGAGACGTGGAGCGGGAGTCTGGCGACCGCGTTACAGGCCGCCCTGCGGATGACGAACGAGCAGTTCGCCGAGCATCTCGACGTGAGCGTGCGGACGGTCGCCGGCTGGCACGCCGAGCCTGACACCGTCCCCCGCAACGACACCCAGCAACTGCTCGATACCGCCTACGAGAGGGCATCCGCCTCGGTGCAACGCCGCTTCAGTCTCTTGGCCCGCCCCAAGCCGAACGCCATGGAGGCGCAGGCCTTGCGCGTGGCCATCGCCGTCGTCATCCGCGATGACGAGGTGCTACTCGTCTGCCGGCGCGGGTCGGACTCGCTCAGCTGGCAGTTCCCGGCCGGCGTGGTGAAGCCGGGCGCCTCCCCCGCGGTCGTGGCGGTCGAGGAGACACACGCGGAGACCGGCGTCCGCTGCACGGTCCGCGCGCCACTGGGGTCCCGGGTCCATCCGATCACGGGCGTGGTCGCCGAGTACCTGGCATGTGACTACCTGATGGGCGACGCCACGAACCGCGACCCGCTGGAGAACGCCGACGTGGCCTGGGTGCCCCGGTCGGCTCTGACCCGCTTCATCCCCAAGCAGTCCATCTATCCGCCGATCTTGGAGGCGCTGGCATGACCGAGACGACCACGAAGCCGGGGATCTCCGCGGCGATCATCACGAGCGAGGGCCGTGTGCTTATGGTCCGTCGCCGGGTGAAGGAGGGCGAGCTGTCGTGGCAGTTCCCGGCCGGCGGCATCGAGCCGGGCGAGACGCCGGAGGAGGCCGCGGTGCGGGAGACATTGGAGGAGACCGGCGTCAAGGTCGAGGCCGAACGGCTGATCGGCCAGCGCATCCACCCGAAGACCGGCCGCGAGATGAGCTACACCGCCTGCCGGGTCATCGACGGGGAGGCGCACGTCGCCGACGCCGACGAGCTGGACGCCGTCGCCTGGGTGTCACTGGAGGAGATCCCCGATTACGTGCCCTACGGGCTGTTCGAGCCCGTGCAGAGGTATTTGACTGAGGTGATCCCGTAGCGAGACGCGCGCCACCCAGAGGCGAACAACCACGCGAAGGGCCGGACGGTTCCCGTCCGGCCCTTCGCGCGCCTGCACCTACTAGATGTCATCGACGATGCCTTGCCGCTTTAGGTCTTCGATGACGCGGCGGGAGAGTTCTCGGATCTCGGCGCCGGTGAGGGTGTCAGAGACAGCGACGAAGGCGCTGGTTACTGCGCCACGCAGGGCGTCCTCGGGTACACGAGCGACGTCGACCCTGTGTCGGGGACCAGGCGAGATGAGCACGGGCTCGGTGGCGCCGTCGAGGATCTCCTGAACAGAGCCGGCCGCCCATCCCAGGGCGTTCTCGATCTTGGCGTAGGTGACGTCGCGGACTGGCGAGCCATCCTCTACGCGCTGGTAGGTGTTGATGGAGATGCCGGCCGCTTCTGAGGTCGCACGCTTGGACAGGTTGAGTTCCATGCGTCGCTGCGCCATGAGCTTGCCGAGTCGCTGGAGCGACTCATTGTCGTTGGCATCCATGTCTACATGATTGCAGACCACCTCAACTCCACCAACCCAGATGAGCGAAGTTGATGCAAGTTGATACTCGAATGCAGTACCGTGAGACGCGGCGGGCCCGCCCAGTACTTGGCGGTCAGGGCGGGCCCAGTCGATCAATCCACTGTGTCCAAACAGATGGGAATGACCTTGTCCATGGTCTCACCTGAAGGCCCCTCCCCGTTCGACGCCCTCCGCAAAGCCGACGGCCGCTGGTCCGCCCGTGATCTGCAGACCCTCATGGGCTACTCCCGATGGGAGAATCTGACGTCGGCGCTGAACCGGGCCATGGCCAGTGCCCGCAACGAAGGGCTGGACGTCGACAACAACTTCCTGCGATCCCAGGAAGTAGCAGGTCAACGCGGCCCCGGCCGCCTGGACTACCGCCTCACTCGCCACGCCGCTTACCTGCTGGCCATGAACGGCGACCCCAACAAGCCGGAGGTCGCCGCAGCTCAGGCGTACTTCGCCGTCAAGACGCGGGAGGCCGAGGTCCGCGGCAAAGCTCCAGCCCTCCCCCAGGACTACGAGGAGGCACTGGTCCACCTCCTCGACAAGGTGCGCGAGAACAAGCAGCTGGAGTCCAAGGTCAAGGAACTGGAGCCGGCCGCCCAGGCGTGGGACGTCCTGGCTTCCGCTTCCGGGGATTACAGTCTCCGGGACGCCGCCTTCATCCTCAACCGGGACCCGGCGATCTCCACGGGCCAGAATCGGCTGCTGCGGTCGATCCGCGAGTTCGACATGGTGGACCGCAATGGCGTCCCCTACGCCAAGCACGCCGCCCACCTGGTCGAACGCGCGACCTCGTACAACCATCCACACACCGGCGAGCCGATGCTTTCAAGGCAGGTCCGGGTCACGGTCCAGGGCCTGCGCTACCTGCACCGGCGGCTCGGCGGGGAAGGCGCGTTGAGCCTTCCGCTCCCCGAGGCTGGATAGCTCTGCCTCCTACGCCGACGGGCGCCCTGCTGTGACAGGGCGCTCTCCACGTTTCTGCTCACCTCCTGCCCCGGCGCCCTCCTAAACTGGCCCGCGCCCCACGAAAGGATTTCTGTTCATGCGCCCTCTGGAGTACCGCGACTATCTGGTTGACCTGCTCAAAAACTCGCCTGACGTGCAGCGTGTGGAGGTGCTGGAGAACGGCCCTTACCCCTACGCGCTGGCTGCTACGGCGGCTGGCCGCGAGCAGCGTTGGCAGGTGATTGGGCAGCTGGCGGATGGGGCGAAGCACAGTGACGCGACGCCTTCTGTGGAGGGGCAGCCTCCCTCGTTCACGGCGGCGCCTGTGGGGGGTGCCGCGGATGCTTGGCTGGCTGGCGTGATTGGCGCGGCGGAGCCGGTGGACACGGAGCGGATCGAGGTGTGGTCGTCGCGTAAAGGCGCCTCGCAGGGGCTGACGGTGTTCTTCCGGAACGGGGAGCGTGCTTTCGTGCGCCTGGCTTGAGCCCTGCCTGCTGGGCGGCTTCGGCGTCATCGTGCGGTGGGTGATCCCGTCGAGCGAGGAGGCCAGAATGGGTCTGTTCGATCCTGCCCGGGTTGAGGCGGCGTGTTCGGTGTGCGGGGCTTGGGTGGGTGCGGAGTCGGGTCAGCCGGCTGCGTATCACCAGACGCCTGGCGGTCGGGAGACGTGCCCGGGGAGTGGGCAGCCGACCCAGTAACGCAAGAAGGGCCCCGACCGCAACCCGCGGTCGGGGCCCTTGGTCATCTGGTGTGTTCGATGGCGCGGCAGGCGATGGTGTCGGCTTCGAGGTCGATGGCGGTTGCGCCGGCGTGGAGGTTGCAGTCGGGGTCGTCGGCGAGGTCGCGGTGGGTTTCGGCGATGGCGCGGAGGAGGGCGACGACGGCGTGGGCTGGGATGTAGGCGTGCCCGTCGGTCGCGGTGACGATGGGCAGGCGGTCCGCGGCGTGCCGGGCGGTCACGCCGCCCGCCTCTCGGCGAGTGCCAGTTGGACGAGGGCGGAGTGGCCGTAGTCGCTGCCGCAGCCTTTGCAGTACCGAATGTGGGTGTTGAGGTTGAACCGGATGACGGTGCCGCAGTGGCAGACCGCGGTGAGGGGCTTGGGCGGTCGGGCGCCGACGATCATTCCTTCGCAGGTGCCGCGGATCTCTCGGACCTCTTCGGCGAAGGCGCCGATCGCTTCATGCTGGCGGACGGCGGTGTCGAGGTTGAAGCGGAGGGTGGCGACGGCTTGGTCCATGCGGTACTGGGGGCGGACGGCTTCGCAGGGGGTGGCGTAGCCGCGGTGGCCCCAGTCGCGGACCCATTCTTCGAGGTCGTTGACGAGGCCGCCGTTGGCGGAGTCGTTGAGTGGTGCGAGGCGTGCGGGTATGGGTGCGTTCTTGCTGCCGGAGACGCGTGGGCCGGTGCCGCGGGCGCCGGGTTCGAGTTCGTTGGGGAGTGCGGCGAAGAGGCCGGAGACAAGGCGCCCGTTCTGCCAGATGGGCGGGCCGGCGAGGGCGGCGAGGTTGTTGTCGATGCGGTTCTCGCAGGGGCGGCAGCAGTAGCGGTCCCATTCGTCGGCGAAGAGGTCGTTTCGGCAGACGAGGCAGGCGGCGGGCTCGTTCACGGCGGGCTCCTTGGTGCGGTGGTTCAGGGGCGGTTCTGAATGAGCTGGAGCTGCTGCTCAGCGGGGAGGTGGTGCAGGAACTGGGCGTCGCCGTAGGTGATGGACTTGTCGACAAGGGCTTCGTTTTTCGTGGCGCCGCGGAGCCAGGCCCAGGTGGCGGTGCACCAGGGCTCCTCGCCGGAGACGAAGCGGTGCAGACGGCCGTGGCTGAAGCACCAAGCCCACTCGCCGGTCGGAGTGCTCACTGCCCCTCCCCGGCGTACTTGTCGGTCCACCAAAGGCGGTCGTCGACTGCCGCCTCCCGGACGCTGGGGCCGGCGTCGTGGGTGTCGAGCCGCTGTGCGCCCGTCTCGCGGCCGTTCTCCCCCTCCGACGGCTCTCGTTGCCCACTCGGGGGGTTGAGTCCGTCCTGGGTCCCGTTGTGGCCGTTCTCGGGCATCTCGAGGGTGGTCGGGTCGGTGGGGGTCGTCATGCGGCGGTCTCCCTCTGTTCGTCGGGGATGTGGATCTGGTGGACGCCCAACTCGCCGACGGCGAGGGCGATAGCGACGGCCTGGGCGCGGTCTCGGGCACCGAGCCGCCGGTATGCGGCGGTGAGGATCTCGCCGACGGAGTGCTGGGTCACGCCGAGCCAGTCGGCGATCTCCCGGTTGGTGTTGCCGTTCGCGGCGAGCAGCAGCACCTCCCGCTGCCGGACGGTGAGGCCACGGGTCACAGCAGCCCCCCGGTGGGTACGTCGTCGGTCCCGGGCCGGGTGGGCAGCCGCGGCTGGGCGGGCGTGCACCAGGGGCAGCCGGGGACGGGCGCCGCATGGTGCTGGTCGTGGACGGTGCGCCGGCACACACACCGGTCCCGGCCAAGGACGGCGACCGCGGCGTTGGCGGCGCCGGTGACCGCCTCCGGGTCGGTCACCCCGTGCTCGGCCAGGGCGGTGGTGAGGGCGGCGAGGAGCGGGTCGTTCACGGCGCGGCCTGGCCGGTCTGGGGCTGGGCGGGCTGCACCCCGTCGGCGGGCCGGTTCGGGTTCGTCAGGCAGGTGTCGGGGTCGACGCCCAGGCAGTTCCGGCAGGAGTGCGGCGCGTCGCCGGTCTGGTTGCTCATGGTGTTCCTCTCGGGCGGGCCGGCCACCCCGCAGGGCAGCCGGCCAGGGGCGGGGGTCAGGTGGCGAGCGGTCGGTTGGACCAGAGGACTTCGGTGCGGTGGCGGCTATCTCGCCGGGCGTTGCCCGCGCTGGCTGCCAGCTCCACCCGCGACCACGCGCCGTACAGCTCGTCGTAGAGCGGCGAGTCGTAGCCGGACAGGACGACCGCTGCCTGGCAGTCGGCGAGCGCGGCGGCCAGCTCCCGGTGCTCGGCTTCCGTGCGCATCTCGTGCCGGTAGCCGGTGGCGATCCGGGTGGACCCGAGGTACGGAGGATCGACGTACAGCAGCACGTCCGGTCGTCCACCGAACGCGTCGATCAACTCCAGGGCAGGCCGGCACTCCAGCTGCACGCCCATCAGCCGCTCGGCCGCCGGGTGAAGGCGCAGCCGGTACCCGTCGAGGTAGGCGGGCATGTTGGTGCCGATGTCGGCTTTGCAGTGCCGCCAGCCGGTGCGGTCCATGCGCCCCGACCGGCCCTGGGTGAGGCGGACCCAGACGCGGCGGGCGGTCTCCAGGTCGTTGGCGGCCGGTTCGTAGGACTGGTGGTGCTCGGCACGGGAGTGCGGGGTGAGGGCGCAGACGCGGGCGAAGTCGTCGGGCTGTTCGCGGAGCACCCGCCAGAAGGTGACGAGTTCCTGATCCAGATCGTTCACCGTCTCCAGCGGGGCCCGGTCCTTGGCGAGGAGGACGGACAGGCCGCCGGCGTAGGGCTCGACGTAGTGGCTGTGCTCGGGCAGCAGGGCGGCGATGCGGCGGGCGAGGCGGCCCTTGCTGCCGAAGTACGGGACAGGCGGCCGAACGACCGTGCTCATCGGGTTCCTTCCGGTGGTGGGTACGGTGGGTGCTGGGCTCGGCCGCGGTTCCAGCGCGGCCGAGCCCACAGCGGTCACGAAGCGGGGACGGCGGGACGCGGCTCGATGTAGGTCCGTCCGCGGTTGTAGTGCGGCACCGGGTCCGGGACGGCCAGCAGGACGCGGGAGTGCGGATCCAGCTCCTCGCCGTCACCGATCCGGTAGTACTCGGGCCGGTCCTGCTCGTGCTGGGCGCGCCACTCGGCGAACTCGTCGGCGGTCAGACCTTCCGGCGGGGTCTCCCCGCCGTACCAGTCGGCCTCGATCCCGGCCTCTGCGAGCTGCGCCTCGGTCATCTCGTTGATGATGTGCTCGGTCGCGGCCTCGACCTTGTACCGGTCCGGCTGCTCGACGTGCTGGAACGCGGCGTCCAGCTCTTTGAGGCAGGCGACCATGCGCTCCTGCCACTCGATCGGCATGGACTGGAGGAAGGTGCGGGGCAGGACTAGGTAGTTGCAGTAGGACAGGCCGAAGTGCTCGTGGATCGGGCCGTCGGTCGGGTGGGGGGCGGGTGTGGTCATGGTTGCTCCTGGGTGTGGTGGGGTGGTCTGCCGTGGGGCGGGATCAGGCGGCGGGCTGGTCACGCCGGTGGATGGCCGGGTTGCCGCCGCACTTGGCGCAGGTGCACTGGTTGGGTGGCGGAGTGGGGCCGGTGGCTGCGGCGCCGAGCGGCCAGCCGCCGGTGTGGGCGATCCGGTAGCCGGGGTCCGGGACCGCGGTCAGGGCCGGCTTGGCGGCTGGTGCCGGGGTAGGCCTGGGTGCCTGCTCGGCGAGGAAGCGGAAGTACTCGCGGAGGCTGCCGTCGGCGCGCATCGCGGCGATGTCTTCGACGCTGGGTTCGTTGATCATGTCTGCGCCATGTCGATGAAGCGGCTGTAGTGGCCCTGGAAGGCGACCGTGATCGTGGCGGTCGGGCCGTTTCGGTGCTTGCCGACGATCAGGTCGGCCTCGCCGGCCCGGGGGGATTCCTTCTCGTAGGCGTCCTCGCGGTGCAGGAGGATCACGATGTCGGCGTCCTGTTCGATCGCGCCGGACTCGCGCAGGTCGGACACCATCGGCTTCTTCTCCTGCCGCTGCTCTGGGCCGCGGTTGAGCTGGCAGAGAACGATGACGGTGATGCCGAAGTCGCGGGCGATCAGCTTGAGGTTGCGGCTGATCTCGGCGACGGCCTGCTGCCGGTTCTCGGCCTTGGGGGCCTGCATGAGCTGCAGGTAGTCGACGATGACGAGGCGCAGGCCCTGGGTGCGGACGAGGTTGCGGATCCGGCCGCGCAGGGTGGGCAGGGAGAGCAGCGCACCGTCGTTGATCCACAAGGGGGCGGCGGCAATGTCGGGGGCCCGACGGGCGGCCCGCTGCATGTCGTCGTCGGTGGCGATGCCGTTCTTCAGGTGATGCAGAGCGATGCGGGCCTCGGCGGACAGGATCCGGTCGGACAGCTCGCTTTTGCTCATCTCCAGCGACTCGAACAGGGTGGGGATCTTGTGCCGGATGGCGGCGCCACGGGCGAAGTCCTGCGCGACCGTCGACTTGCCCATGGCGGGGCGGGCGCCGATGACGACGAGCTGTCCGGGGGCCCAGCCGCCGCTGAGGAGGGCGTCGAGGTCCATGAAGCCGGTGGGGACGCGCTGCTCGTTGGTGGGCGGGGTGGTGGCCCGGTCGATGCTGTCGAGGAGGAGGTCGCCGATGGGGGCCATGTCGGCGTCGTCGCCGGCGTGGACGACGCCGTCGAGGTCTGCCTGGATGGAGGCGACGTCGGTGTCCTCGTCGAAGGCCGGGGAGCTGCCCTTGAGGATGGCGTCGTAGCCGAGGGCGACGAGGCGGGCGGCGGCGGCCTTCTTGGTGATGCGGCGGGCGTACCACTCGGCGGCGCCCGGGTGGGCCTGGCCGTACAGCTCCATGAGCTGGACGGCGGAGGGCGGACGGACGGGCATGCGGCCGTCGGCGTGCCAGGTTTCGAGCTGCCGGTGAACGGCGAGGTGGCGGAGTTCGCCGGCCTGGAACTGGGTCTGGAGCTCTTCGACGGCCCACCAGATCCAGCGGTAGACGTCGGTGGTGATGTCGGCGGGGTCGAAGTTCTCGGCGCCGAGTTCGTCGACGACGGTGGGCTGCATCATGGCGGTCGCGACGAGAACACGTTCGGCTTCGATGTCACGGGGCCGCTCGGGAAGGCCGGGGGCGGGGGCGGTTTCGTCGGCTGCCCACATGTCGATGTCGGTGGTCACGCGGCGTTCCTCCGGCGGTCGTTGCCCTCCATGGGGATGCGCTGGCACATCTCGGCGAGTCGGCTGGTGACGCGGTCGCCGAGGCGTTCGCCGAGTTCCTTGGGCCGGACGTTGGAGGTCATGAGGGTGGGCAGGTGGTGCTCGTACCGGTGGTTGATCAGCCGGAAGTTGATCTCTTCGGTGAACTCGGTGGGCTTCCGCTCGGCGCCGAGGTCGTCGACGAGGAGCAGCCGGGCGTCGCGGTAGCGGCGGAACTCGGCCTCGGAGTCGATGCCGTGGCGGGGGCGGAGCGCGGCATACAGGTCGGCTGCGGTGGTCACCTGCCACTGGGCGTAGACGCCGGTGACGGCCAGCTCGCGCATCGCGCCGTAAGCCTCGTGGGTCTTGCCGACGCCGGTGGCGCCGAGGAGAAGCAGCGACGGGCCGTGGGTGATGCTGGCGATGGGGGAGCCGCGCTCGGCCTGCTGTTCGCGGGCGCCGTCGATGAGCGTGTTGATCCACTCGCGCAGCTGGGGCAGCGTCGGCAGGGCGGCCCGGTAGTGGAACGGGATCAGGCGGGCGGTCTCGGCGTAGGTGTAGCGGGCGACGTTCTGCGGGCTGTGCGGGTCGAAGTCGTGGAGGTTGATCCAGTCGGCGTCGTGGCCGCGGGCGGCGAGCAGCGGGGCGACGTTGTGGCCTCGGAGGTTGTTGGGCGGGATGTACTGCATCAGAAGTCCTCCTCGTAGACGGATTGGTCGGTGGGGTTGCGGTAGGGCTGGTAACCGCCGGCGACAGCGCGGAGCGGTGGGCGGCCGTTGGGGTCCGGCTGGGGCGCGAACTTGTCCTCGTAGCGGCGCTCGCGGAGCCAGTTGGCGGACTGCTTGATGAAGCGGAATTCCTGGCCGGCTGTCTCGCGGGCGTAGGCGAGGGCGGCGGCTGAGATGGCCTTGGGGTCGGCGCCGGCAAGGACAGCCTCGGTCCACGCTTCGAGGGTTCGGTCGTAGTCCTTGCTCTTCGGGTGGTGATGCCAGAAGCGGCCGAACTCCAGCTTGTCCTCGCTGCCGATCTGACGGGCAGGGGCGCCGGTAGAAGCTTCTTCTTCTACGTGGTTTCTGTGGTTCTGGTTATGGGGTCCGGTGACCGGACCCCTAGAGGTCCGGTTTTCGGACCCCTGGGGTCCGGTGACCGGACCCCTAGCGTTTTTGCTAGAGGTCCGGTTTTCGGACCCCTGCGCTTCGTCTAGAGGTCCGGTGACCGGACCCCTGGAGCCGAAGTCGGGGCGGACGAATCCGACTGCTCCGGGGATCTTGTAGAGCGCGGGCCGGGTGCCACGCCCCTCCTCCAGGAGGTCCAGTTCGCCCGACTTCACGAGGGCATCGATGGCCGTGATGGCGGACGATCGGGCGGCGTTGCTGAACCTCACGAGTTCGGTGGTGCTGACCCGCGCCATGCCGTCGTCGCCGGTGATCCGGTTGGCGATCGCCAGCATGACGTGCCTTCCGACTCCCTTCGACTGGGAGTGGAGCCAGACCCAGTACATGGCGTCGATGCTCACGTGGACTCTTTTCTCGGTAGCGCTGGATGGCGGCGGGTTGGGGTGGGGTGTGTCAGGGCCGGTCGCGCGGCCAGCGGCCCGCGGTCACTGGGTGGCCGCCCGGATGAGTGCGGCGGCGAGCGGCGGCGGGCAGGCGTTGCCGACCTGCTGCGGGATGTCACTGCCGGACCAGGGCCAATCGGCGGGGAACCCTTGGAGCCGGCCGGCTTCGGAGGGAGTGAGCCGTGGAAGCTCGGTGCCGTCGGGGGCGACGAGCCGAAGACGGCTGATCTTTCCGGTGACGGTGAACGCCGGCTCTCGGCTCGACCGGCGTCCGCGGTTCTTCGGGTCGCCGCCGGTGCCGTAGTTGGAGATCACTTCGAACGGTTCGGGCCGGTCAAGGGCCTCCCCCATCGACACCCACGGCTTCAGGCTCGGGTCACCGTCCTGCTGCGACTGGCCGCTGTCGTAGGTGCGGTGGGTGGGGGTGGGCAGCGAAACCGGAGCGTCGAGCCTGGCCACGAGCACGGCTCGACGGCGGGTCTGCGGGATCCCGTGCTGCTCGGTGCGCAGTACGCCGGTGGCGACCTCGTAGCCTTCCGCCCGCAGGACTTCGGCGTAGGCGTTCCACACCTGCTGCACCTGCTCCAGCACTACCGCCTCGTAGCCGCAGCCGGCGTCGAGGTCGGCGAGGATCCAGCGCAGCGGTTCGAGGACGAGTCCGGTGCGTTCGTCTCCGAACACTCGTGGGTCGACGGCTTCGCGGGCGCCCATGCGCTTGACGGCTTCGATGATGTCGGCGAGGACGAGGCGTCCGGCCCCGCCACCGGCGACGGTGAAGGTCTGGCAGGGCGGGCCCGCGGTGAGCAGGCTGGCGCGGGGGAAGTCGTTGGGCCCGTGTTTACGCACGTCGGCGTGGATGGTGGGCAGCCCGGCGGCGCGCCGGGTGGCTACGGCGTTGTCGTCCCACTCGATGCCGGCGCCGTGGATGCCCTCGGCTTGGGCTCCGGCATCGAGCCCGCCGGGCCCGGCGAAGAGGTGGATGGCCTCGGTCACGCGGCCACCTGCTTCCGCTGCCGCGTCTGCCCGGTGCGCCACTCCTGTACGGCCTGGCGGACGGTAGAGAGGGACACCTCGCGGTTGAGCCGCTCGACGATCTCCTCGGCGCTGTAGCCGCACCAGGCCAGGTGCTCGATGTCCTCGCGGCGGAGACGCGCCCGTTCGTGGAGGTTGAGCTCGTGCTCGGCTTCGTCCGGGTCGAAGGCCGGGTCGTCGATGCGGTCGTAGTCCTCCCACCACTGCGGGTCGCGCCACCCCTTGCCTCGGGCCACGTTCTGAGTCCGGGTGGTGTGCTTGCTCGGAGTCGGCGGAGTGGCGGCGAACAGCGGGTAGATGGCCGCGATGCGGTTGGCGAGCGTGCGGCGCACGGTGGGCTGCCGGCCGTTGATGATGAACATGATTCGGTTGGGTGACGTGTCGGCCGCTGCCGACAGGGTGGCGTAGGAGTGACCCATGACCGAGAGGGCTTGGAGGCGACGCATGCTGCCGGTGACGTCGACGTACTGGCCGGGGTCGCCTTCGACGGGGACGGCGACAGCAAGGATCTTCGCCTCGGTTTCGTGGCGGATCTTCGTGCGACTTCCGTTGTAGATCGCGATGAGGTTGCTGAACCACACGCCCGTTGCGGTTTCAAGGCTGTCCCAGCTCATGGGCTTGTGAAGCAGGTGCAGGTGGGCTTGCGCCTTGATCGGGCTGGTGAACGGGCTGCGACCGAGCTCACGGTTGATGCGGATCTGCTTTTGGTGGCGGTTGCGGGCCGTCCGGCAGGGCTTGCAGTTGCAGCGGGGCCAGCGGCCGGGACTTCCGTAGCCGCGCGCGGTGGTTCCGTGGGGCGGTCGGGGTTTGACGGCGGTGGTCACGGGTTCTCCTTCCGGCTGGTGGTGGGCAGTACGTTGATGTGGCGGCAGACGGTGAGGGCGGCGGTGTCGCGGCCGGGCTGGTTGTCGGGGGCGGCGGGGATGCGGCGCGGGCCGGCGATGGCGTGCCACACGGCCCACACGCCGACGGTGAGAGCACCGGTGGCGACGGCGAGGGGGTAGGCCAGGCCGAGGTTGACCGTCATCAGGCCGCCTCCGCCTGGTCAGCCGCGGTGCGCTTCCGGTACACGGCTATCGGGTGGCCCTTGGTGCGGGGCGACGTGGACGGCACGTAGTTGCCGGTGTGGATCAGGTAGTTGTGGCTCATGCCGCGGAGCACGCCCGGCAGGACGCCGCCGGCCACCTCGGGCAGCTGGTCGCGGAGGTCGTTGGCGGAGACGGTGTCGTGGTCGCGCATCCAGATGAGGACGGCCTGGGCGACGACCTTGCGGTCCCAGTCGGAGGCCTGGCGGACGAGCTGGGCCAGGGTCTTGTCGCGGGCGTCGGCGGCGACCTGCTCGGCGAGAGTCAGGCGGCGGCTCATGACGCCTTCCCCTTGATCTCGGCGAGCTCCATTCCTGCCGCAGGGCTGAAGGGGACGGCTCCGACGACGGGCCAAGCGGCGACGGTCTCGTCGGGCTCGTAGCCGGTGGAGCCCCACCGGTCGGTGACCATCCAGCGGGCGGGGTGCGGCGGGGAGGGCCAGAGGACGGCGAGGCGCGTGCCTTCCGGTGAGCGGCGGACGGAACCGATCAGGTCGGCGAGGAGGACGGTGGGCTTCTTGGCCATGAGGTGTGGTCTCCTTGGGGTGAGGGGCCGCCCGCACTGCCCGCGGGCGGCCGTTCGCGTGTGCGGGCTAGTCGACGAGTTCGCCTTCGACGGGCTCGTCCTCGATGTCGCTGGCTTCGGCGTCCATGCGCTCTGCGATCGCCATGAGCTGCTTGGACAGTTCGTCGCGCCCCTTCGGGTCGACGTGGCCGGCGGCGCGGGCCTTGCGCCACACGTCGCGGACGTCGTCGGAGGTGAGGGCACCCTCGGCCTCGGCGAGATAGTCCGGGCGCGGCGCCTCGATCGCAGCCACGGCCTGGCTGCCGCCCGGGTCCAGGGCGAGCGCGGTGGGCAGCGGCCCCGTGAGCGCCTGCCGCGGGGTGATGCCGCGGACTTCGACGACCACGACGGGGAAGTGCTTCGTCTGGCCGCCCGCGACGCGGGTTCGCGGCTCGATCCGCAGCGTCACCGGGACCAGGCCCTGGCCGCCGGTGCCGGACAGCACCATGTCGACGGTGCCGCCCCACTCGTTCGCGGCGTAGAAGCTGTGCGTCTCCGCCCGCCACACGCCCACGTCGGGCATGTCCGGGAGGACGACGTTCAGGCGGGATGTGGCCGCGCAGACCTTGTCCTTGCGGTACTGGTCCTGCCGCAGCAGGTGCCAGTCCTCACCGAACTCGGCCAGGCACAGGCAGGGGCGGCGGGTGATCTGCTCCGTCTGTCCGTCACATCGCCGCTGGCAGCCGCCCTTGGTCCACATCTCGTTGTGCTGGTTCAGTGGGTCGCCGGGCGGCAGAAGGGCGTCGATCTGGCTGGCGTTGGTGATCACGCGGAACTGGGGGGCGCCGTTGCCCTGGGGCTGCCAGCATTCGACGTCACCGCCCCAGGCCTCGGCTGCCGCCTGCACGTAGTGCTCGGCGTGAGATGTCACGACCCAGGTCTTGGACTTCACCGGGCGGGGCCGCTTGTTCGGGTCGTCGTTGGGCACCGACCAGCCGGTGCGGAGCCGGCCCAGTTCGCGAGCCTGGCGCTGAAGGGTGAGGATGCGGGAGCCCATCGGTCAGGCTGCCTTTCGGGTGGGCTGCTGCTCGGCGGCGGGCGGCAGCAGGGCGGGATAGGTGGCCGGCGCGGCGTGCAGCCACTTGGTGGTCTCCAGGGCGCCGCGGAAGGCTCGGTGGGCGCGCCGGTTGCCGGGCATCGGCACGAGAGCGTGGGATCGGGAGCGGAGGTTGAGGATCCCGGTGCGCTGCACGGCCGGGACGGGGTGCTCGCTGTCGTCGGGCAGCAGCACCGTCTCGGCATAGCGCAGGGCCGCCAGCTGCAGCGTGTACTCGGGATAGACGGAGGAGGCGGGCCGGGTCGCCGACGTCTTGTAGTCGACGAGCCATGACTGCTTCGCCCTGCGCCCGCGGATGCGGCGCCAGCCTGTGCGCAGCAGCATCACGACGTCGCCGGTGCCGGCGTAGCCGAGGCGGCGGTGCAGAAACGTCATCTCGGCGGCGAGGATGTCGTCGTCGAGGTCGACGTCCCAGCGCTGCCAGAACAGCACCAGTTGGCGGGCGTAGGGGTCGACCTCGGCGTCCTCCGGGTACGGGGCGCCGAGCGCCATCATGTGGGCGCGGTGGTGGATGCGGCTGCCGAGATCCTTGGCCTTGTCGCTGGCGTTGCGGTGAACGGCCTTGATCTCCCTGAGCAGTTCCTCGCGGTCGGTCACGGCTCGGCGGGCGACCTCGATGCGGTGCTCGAGCACCCATTCGGCGGTGAGCTTGACGGCCCACGGCGGGATGGCGTGCTTGGCGACGCCGACGGAGAGGACGTTGGTGACGGAGACGAGGTCCGGCCCGCCGGCTGGGTCGATGTAGTAGCGGCCGTTGTCGGTGTCCTTGGCGTACTTGGGGTCGGTCATGCGGCGCCGTCCAGGGGCATCGGGCGGGCGCACGGCTCGCACAGCTGCTCGTCGGTGAACGGGCCGTCCTCGCCACGGCAGCGGCTGCAGCGGATTGGTTCGGCGGCAGCGCCGATGAGGATGCAGCCGCCCTGCCCCATCCGGTTGCCGACCCGGTAGGTGGCGGCGACGTTGTAGGGGTACGGGGCGTCACCGTCGGCGAGCAGGTACTGAAGGTTGCCCTCCAGGCTGTCGCCGCTGGCGACCCGGGCCCGGATGTCGTCGAGGAGACTGACGAGTTCTGTGCGACCCATGTTCTGCATGTGAGGCTCCTGAGGGTGTGCGGGGTGGGGGCCGCCGCCCCGGGACGGGGAGGTTGCGGGGCGGCGGCCGGGGTGCCGCGGAGCGCTGGGGGTCGCTCAACGCGGCCGATGTGGGGGCTGCGGATCAGGCGGCTGCAGCCTTGGCGGGGTCGCGGACGGGGGTGACGAGGTACTGGAAGGTGGGCTCGTCGATCGCCGCGTGGATGAGGGCGGGCTTGGCGTAGGTGGTGAGGTCGATCGCGACCTTGCCGTCGATGGGGGTCAGCCCGTCGAGGAGGAAGCGCGGATTAAACGCCACGTCGAAGGAGTCGGCACCTTCGAGCTGGCAGTCGATGCGGGCTTTGCCGGTGGCTCGGGTGTTGCGTAGCGCCTGGACGGTCATGTGGTCGCTGGCCATGGACAGTTCGATCGCCTGGTGGCCTTCGAGGAGGAGCCCGATGCGGCGGAGTGCCTCCCGAAGTTCCTCAACGTCGCACGTGGCGGTCGCCGTGTAGTCCTTCGGGAAGGCCCGGTCGGCGTTGGGGAACTTGTCGACGGGTAGCAGCCGGGAGACGGAGGTCCGGTTGCCGGCCTGCACGCCCGCCGAGCCGACAGTGAGCGCCAGGTCGACCGCTTCGGCCGCGCCCGCTGTCTTGGCGATGTCGACCAGGCCCTGCCCAGGGAGCAGGGCGGAGACGGCGTCCCCGCTCTGCTGCCACGGGATGTACTGCAGAGCGACCCGGTACCGGTCGGTGGCCATAACCTGCAGCCGGTCATCCATCGGTTGCAGGCGGATGCCGCCCAGTTCGGGCATGGCCTGCGTCTGATAGTCGACGGCCGGGGCGACGTTGGCGACCGCGGTGGCGAACAGGTCGCCCGGGACGCTGCCGGACAGAGCCGGCATGGACGGCAGGCTCGGATAGCTGTGGACGTCGAGCGGGTTGAGGTGGAAGTCATTCTGCCCGGCGACCAGGTCGACGCCGCTGTCGCTGCTACTGATCTCCACCTGCGTCGGGGGCAGCGCGCTGAGGATGTCGGCGAAGATCCGGCCCGACACTGCGGCCTTCCCGTCGTCGATGACGTTCGCGTCGACGGTGACGGACGCGGACACCTCGACGGAGCTGTAGGCGACGGTCAGTTGGTCGCCGTCCGCGGTGAGCAGTACAGCGAGGGCGGTCGGGTCGATGCCCTTCGTGGGGATGTGGCGGGCGATCCAGCGGGCGGCGTCCGCCAGCTCCGCCTGCTCGATTTGAAGCTTCACGACGCCTCCGCAAGGGCTCGCAGACTGCGGTGCTGTTCTTCGGTGATCAGGCCCTTAGCGAGCCACTCGTCATCCAGGGAGCCCTGGATGAGGCCGCCGCCGACACACTTCGCGCACGCCGGGGCGGGCACGATCTCCTCAGGCCCGGCGGGCTGCGGATTGAAGTCGGACGGCGGGGGTGTCCCCCATTTCCATGCGGCGATGCCGGCCTCGCGGACGATCCGCTGCTCTTCCCGGATCCGCTCGGCGACCTGCGGGTAGAAGAACCCGATCTCATCGAGCTCGTTGGGCTTGGCGTAGCAGCCGCAGGTGCAGTCGCCGGACATGTGCAGGTTGGCGGTGACTTCGTTCAGCGGCAGCGCCTGCTCGAAGCACATGCGGTGAATCTCGTGCTTGTGGACCTTGTGGCAGCGCCAGCGGGCCCGGTACTCACGCATGTGGGCGTTGGTCCAGTGGACGAGTGCCGACACCCAGACGATCGCCCGCTTCTGGTCGATCTCCTCGGCGTTCTTGAAGCGCTTGTCGGACTCGTCCCACCTCATGCCGGCGATGTACAGCACCTTCTTGCGGGTGCCTTCGGTGCCGACGTACTGCTTGCGCAGCGCCTGCAGCGGCTGGTCCTTGAGTCGCATGTACATCACGTTGTGCGGCTGGCCGTTGCCCCCCGGGCCGGGGAAGCCGCGCCAGACAGGGCGGCCCACGTTCGGCGGCCGCGTCGACCGCACGTTGCCGAGGACCAGGTCCAGATAGGTGACCTTGGGGTGGAGCTCCAGCAGCTTGGTGCTCCACATCGCGGCGACCTCGCGGACGTGCTGCGTTGTCTGGGGGATGGCGATGCCGGTGTTGACGTGCACCATGCCCTTGAAGTGGTGCCGGAAGAGAGGCCGGTCGGCGAGGTAGCGGCGCAACATGTGCTGCAAGATCACCGAGTCGTTGCCGCCCGAGTACAGGCCGAACATCCCGGCAAGCTCTCGCGGGCCGTGGTTCTGCACCCGCCCCTTCTCGCTGACCGTGATCGCGTCGCCGGTCGAGTACTTCACGATGGCCTGGTCGAGGAGCTCGAACGTTCGCTGCTCGGCCTCCTCCAACGTGCGGGCCTTCCACGCCTCGTCGCCCGAGGCCTTCGGCGGCTTTTTCTCGACGCCATCCGGCATGCCGGGCAGCATCTCCCCGCCGTCACGGGCGCGGGACCTCACTGGTCGTCTCCGCCCTGCTCGAACGGAAGCTCCTCGCGCTGCTGCGGGAGGAAGGCCGGTGGAGCGGTGAACGGGCTGCGCCCAGGCGCAAAGCCGAGGCATTCCTGGCAGGCCGGTCGGGGCTCCGTCTCCGGCGGCGGGGTGATGGCGTCGAGCGGGAACAGAGACAGCTGCTTGGCCTTCATGTCTTCTTCCTTCTGGGATGCTGGTGGTGGGCCCCCGCCCGCTGGACCCGGGTGGGGTTCTTTCTTGGGCGCCGCCCCGCCGACCGGTGACATCCGGCAGGGCGGCGGGTCAGAGGGCGTCGCCGCAGAGGTCGTCGTCGATGTCGACGAGGCCGGCCTGGACGGACGCAACCAGGTCCGGGTCGGTGATCCAGGCGGGCACGCGGCGCGGGGTGATACCGAGACCGGACAGCAGGCCCGGCACTATCACCGGATCCGCGGCGACCGGAGTCGACGGCAAGTCGAGGATCATGAGGTCGACTCCGCAGCTCGTGCGGGCAAGCACTTCAGCGCCTCGTCGATCGCGCTCCGCTTGGCCTCGTCGTCGTGCATCGGCCTGTTCCAGCCGCAGTTGGTGCACCAGAACTCGGCCGGTTCCGGCTTCGACTGGAAGTCGCGACACAGCGGACGCGGGTTGTTCGGCACGTTGCGTGCGGCGCTGGCCTCGGGGCTGGTGTCCGTCGCGCGGAAGGGGTCGATGTGGCTGAGGGCGATACAGGCGCTGTGCCCGTCGACCCAGACGACGCTGGTGTGGCCTCCCAGCACGGTGGCCTTGCTGCGCGTCCGGGTGACGAGACGGGTGGCGTTGCGGTCATCCTCCGGGCGGCAGCCGGGGTAGGCGAGCACCGGGGTGCCCACCGGGTAGCGGGCGTTGAACTCGTCGACGCGGCGCTGCAGCTCGGCCTGCTCGGCTTCCTTCTTGGCCTGCTCGGCTTCCTTCTTGGCCCGGTAGTCAGCCTCGACCTTCTCCCGGTGCGCCCGGATCAGGGCGCGGGCCTCGTCGTCGGTGACCCCGGCCTCGCGCAGCGGCTGGCACGGCCACGCGATCGGGTCGTCGAAGCTGTCCTCGTCGTCGGGCGTGCAGTGCAGGCAGTAGAACCCGCCGAAGATCAGCTCGTCCCAGTCGTGCAGCTTCAGGAGCTCGGCGCGGTCGCTCATGCCGCCACCTCCGCCTGCTTGCGGGCGGCGTCGTATTGGGCGATGGCCCACACGGCGGCGTGGCACTGGTAGACGAAGTGGTAGTTCAGCTTGTCGAGGTTCCAGTCGCCGACGTCGGAGAAGGCGAAGCCGCCGGTCTCGCGGACCTTGACCTTGTGGTCACCTGCCGGACGGTGCCGGTAGAACTCCCAGGTGACCGCTTCGTCGTAGGAGTCGTGGTCCTTGAAGGCGCCGCAGGTGCACTCGGCGCGGTAGGTGACGCCGTGCTCGAAGTCGTAGACCATCTGCATGGCCCAGTCCCGCGAGTGCAGTCGGTCGCTTCCCAGGATCTGTTCACGGACTGCAGCGCGCAGACCGCGCGGGGCGCCTTCCTTGACCGCGTCCGCGACCTCGTCCTTGATCTGAGCGATCAGACGGTCCCGGTCGTACTCGCGGACGCTGTCGGCGCCGTTGACGAGCTTCGATGCCCACCGGTCCGGCTCGACCCGGATCCCGCGCAGCCAGTCGAACATGTCCTCGCTGTCCGGGCCGAAGCGCTCGAAGTGGAACGAACCGTGCGAGCCGGCCACCAGCAGGTTGTACGGCCAGGTCACCAGGATGATCCGCGACCAGCCCTTCAGGGCCGTGAACTCGACGTGCCGGTACAGGCCGTCCTCGCGGAGTTCGGTCAGCTTGCCGTCCTTCAGATCGCGGGCGACATGGGCGGCGATCTCGGCGTAGTCGGTCATCGGGTCGCCTTCCTGGCGCGTCGGTTGTCGGCTTCGCGGGCGGCGACCCACTCGGCGAACCCCGGGTAGTCGGCGTCGGTGGCCAGCGGGGCCGTGGGGTGCAGCAGCTTCACGTCGAGCCGGTAGACCAGCTGGTCCTTCGGGTCGGTCGCCTTCGCGGCGGCGGCCAGGAAGCAGGCCTCGGTCTCAACCTCGGCCAGCGGCACGTCGAGGGCGTCGATACGGCGCGTCATCGGGAGCCTCCGCCCGAGCAGGTGCAGCGGGTCGTCATTCCGGAGACGTAGGCGCAGAGCTCTGCGTGGCCACCACGGGGCGGGAACGGCTCCTCGGTGCGGGCGGCGTACACGGCCTCGCGGTGGTCGTCCATCGCGGCGTTGCGGCTACCTGCCGCCTTCGAGGAGTGGCTGATCACGTAGCCGCCGAGGAAGAACCCGGCGTGCCGCTTGTCGGAGCTCTCGTCGAAGATGACGGTGTCGTAGTAGCCGCCGCCGATACGGATGGTAGATACGAGCAGGTTCTTGGTGTCCGTTACGACCGGTGTCTGCCGGACGATGTCCGGGAGGGTTCGTGAGATGCTGGGAGTCACGCGACTCCCTCCTTTCGCTCTGGTAGGGGGTTGTTCGCGTCGAGGTCGCCCGGACTTGGCCGTTGGGGCGGCCTCTTTGCATGCCGCTCAGGCAGCGGCGCGGGCCGGGCGGCGGCGGGCGGTTCGCGGGAGGGCGACGAGTCGGGTGGCCTCGTGGTAGGCGTCCAGGTCGGCGCGGGAGACGCGGATCGTGCCGCCCTTCGCGCTCTGACTGCACGGGAGCAGGCCGGCCTCGATGTAGCGGCGGACCGTGGGGACGCTGCAGTCCAGGATCCAGGCCACCTCGCGGATGTTGAAGAAGGGGGCGTTGAGGTCCCGGGGCTTAGTGGGGGTCCGCGGGGAATGCTTGGTGGGCACGTCACTTCCTTTCTGGCGGGTGGGCGTGGGGGGCGAGGAGTTCGTCGTCGGTCGCGTCCAGGGCGGCTCTGAGCCGTATGTACGGCTTGGGGCTCATGTGTCTGCGGGTGCCGCGTTCGAGCTTTCGCAGGTAGTTCGCGGTGATGCCGACGAGGTCGGCGAGCTGATTGACTTCCATCCCCGCTTGCATGCGCTTGGTGCAGATAGCCGTCCCGTCCACCTCGAAGGTGGTTGGGGTTTGTGCCATGCCAAGAAGTTACCTATACATGCCCACCCTGTCTACCCACAGGCGCTGATTAGATGCCCATCTGTACTCAGGTGATACCTCTAGATGCGCGTTGACCTGCGCGAACGTGGGGTCAAGATTGGGCCTAAGTGCCTCCCAGTCCTGGCTGGTCCCCGCCAGTCCTGCCAAGATGAGCCCATGCCACCCACCCACGAACGTGACTACGCGCGGCTGGCAGCCATCGCCAGGCGTCGCCGGGCCGAACTGGGGCTCGCGTTGAATGACGCGAACGCCAAAGCGGCCGGCATGTCCAACCGCACCTGGCAGCGCGTCGAGAAGGGTCTCCCTATCCGCGAGACCAACTACGTGAAGATCGACGGAGCGCTGCAGTGGGCACCGGGGAGTTCCCTGCAGGTGCTCGAAGGCGGCGAACCGGTACCGGTGAGCGACATGGCGGACGCCGACGCCGCCAGTGTCCAGAAGTCACCGGTGCCGCAAGAGGTCATCGACGAGGAGGTCCGTGATGTCGTACAGCTGGCACTGATCGCTACGGCGAAGGGGACGACAGCCGAGGAGATCCGTGAGATCAGCGATCGGGTCGTGCGCGACCTGCGGGAACGGGGCCTGGTCTGACCGAAGTTCACTCGATCGGCGTACAACCTTCCGGCCGTTACCATTCCGTTACTTACTTTCCGTGCATCACTCAGTCCTAAGTAGTCCCATCAGCAACAAAACGTGGCACAGTCGTGACACGCCCTTGGAGGCTTCCCTTCCGAAGACATAAGGGGGAGCCATGCAGCAAAAGGACGCGCTCATAGTCGACTACGGGCCAGCCTTCGACGGGGCGGCAGCCCGTACCGATGGAGGGATCGTCTGCGTGGTTCCGATCCAGATCCGCAACAAGCCTGAAGCTCAGGCGTCGATGCGGGAGATGGTGAGGGACCTTGGTGGTGAGTGTGGTCACTGCCCGCACTGTCCCCTGGGGCAGGCGAGCTGAGATCATGACGACGCGGAGGCACGGCGGGAAGGGGTACCCGCCGGCCCCCGCGCCACCAGCACCAAGGGGGCAACATGGCCAGACGCGCGAGGGACGTCTACACCGAATGGCGCGGCGGCACCTGCCGCGTGAAGTGGTGGACGGGCGAGTACCACGACGACGGCCGTAAGCGCTTCGAGTCCAAAGGCGGCTTCACCGACGAGGACGAAGCCTACGACTTTACG